CTATGCGAGCACATGCGATACGCAGCATGCGCAGCGTGCCACGGGCGGCGCACGCACCACACACAACCCAAAACCGCACACAACGACCCCTATTAAGGAGCAAACGTGCCACTGCTCTACAATCGTAAAATTAAATTGAGAAAAATAATCGTTGCACTGGTCTGCAAAGTAGAGAGCAGTACCCCATTTGACCAAATCGAAAAATAACGTAGATTGATTGGGTCAACACGACGTTGGCACCACACAACGCCCCACGGGGCATAGGAGCAAGTTATGACCACTTCACTCGTAAACAAGTTCACCCTTCCCGCCAATCACACCTGCACTGGCAAGGGCGTGAAGTCCACTTTCGGCAAGGCGACTATCATCGTCGCTCGCACATCTTGCGGAGGCTCGGATGCCCGCCTTCGAGCGTACACAGTCGGGGGCAAGGTTCGTGCCCTCAAGTCCTTCTCAGGCGAGCAGGCTCAAGCCTTCGCTCAAGCCATTGCACTTGCGCAAGGCGAGCCTACACCCACACCCACACCCACACCCACCCGCAAGGCGAGCAAGCGCAAGGCGAGCAAGGGTGCGAGCAAGAAAGCCGTCAAATCGCAAGGTCGCGGAGTCAAGGCGTCTGAGGAGTCGCTTGACGCTGCAATGGGTCCTATGCCCGAATCCGCACCCTCGCAGGGTGCCTGCCCGAGCCCGCGCAAGAAGGACTCGTGGCGCACGTTTAGTGGTCGCGCCATGAAGGATGGTCACTCGATGAAAGCAGCCGGTGTCGCATGGCGCGCTCGTAAGTAGCGCATATGACGCGGGGCGCACATGGTGTGCGTCCCGCCCCCTCGCATACACACACATGAGGAGCAGCTATGTGCCGTCGAGATAATTGGCAAGGGATGAACTGGATACGCAAGGACCTTAGGCTCGCGATTTACATGCGCGACCACGGTCGCTGCGTGTACTGCGAGAGCAACGAAGCCCTGACACTCGACCACTTGCGCCCCGTGAGCAAGGACGGGGGCAACCATCCTCGAAATCTCGTGACCGCATGCAGCGCATGCAATAGCGAGCGCGGCGACAAGCCCTGGCGCGAATACGCCATCGCACATAGCGAGGATGCGGTCGCACGAGTTGAGCGATTCCGGCGACGTTCGGTCAAGCAATTGCGCATGGCCGCGAGAGTCGCACTTGAGCAAGCAACCGACTGGCCTACCGCAGTCGAAACCGTGTGCGCATAGCACACACACACAAGGAGTTGAGCATGTTTAACGTTCCCACAATTTTCTACAGATATTCAGGCCCTCACGGAGGCATGCGCGCCATCGTGCGAGGCGTAGGCAAGGCAGGCGAGCCTGTCGCCCGCAAGCGTCGTGGCTGGCCCGCACTACTCGCACATGTGGAGCGCTTGCGCTGTCTGGGGTCTCGCGAGCACGACTGGACCACTCACTCGCTCCGCGACGGGCTCGCATGCAAGCGGCTCGCGAACGAGATTTGGCCCGCTGAGTAGCGGTCGCTGAGTGCGCACGAGTTCGCTCGTGCGTACGACTGCGCCCACTAACAAGCGCACACATATAAGGAGTTGAGATATGGAATTGCAATTCATAGACGATAGCGAGCATCACAGTGTGCCCACGCGAGCGCTACAGCGCGATGGGGACATACTCGTGGGCTACGTGTGGGAAATCGCACCCGGTATGTACGAGTTCGAGTATCAGGCACCCGGCGAAACCCCGTTCGTTGACATCGCGGGATCGTGGGAGGAAGCGGAGACGCGCCTTGCAGCACTCGCGAACACGCTTGAGCGCACAGAGCATGCGGATAGCGCGCCACGCGGATGGGGGCACATCACTGCGTAGCACGCATGTCGAGCGCATAGGCACACACCTGTGCGCTCCATCATGCGTGTTGCGCAAGAAAAGCAACACTGAAGGCCCATTGAAAAATAATTGTTGACAGCCAGAGTTAACCGGATTACATTGATTGAGTCAGCGAAACATCCCGTCTCGCTGCATCCCGAAAGGAACCAGCCATGTCCCCACTATTCACCATCGCCCCGCTGCACCAAGGCAGCACCTACGTCGCCATCGCGGAAATCGCAGGCGACATCATCGAACTCCTCCTCCCCGTACCGGGCATGCACCCGGAAGGGGAAACCCTCGACATCGCAGACGAGCACTACGGTGTCTTTTCCTTCGTAATTCATGGCGGCGAGTGGCACTTGCATGAGAGCGCTCATGTCTGGGCGGGCAGCGAGCCCGTGCAAGTGTCTGCATAGGCAGGGTGGGATTAGGCCCTGTGCGTCCCTGCATCGAGAGTGGTGGCTCGATGCAGGGGGTTCCCAACAACGAAAGGGGGCAGTCATGCCTTTGAGAGACGATTACATGCCGCAGACGATTCAATGGGCGCTTGAAGAGGGCTTGTCCATAGTCGCGCACCCAACTGAGTCGATGCCTAGCGTGTCGCATCTTCGCCAGCGTACAGGCGAGAGTCGAGAGCAGTTCATCGCTCGTGTCAGCGAGTCTGGCGACGATGAGTCGCACTACATGACGCTTGCTACCCGTGCAGAGTTGCAGGCGCACGGCGGCATATGTAGTGCGGAGTGGCTGCCGACTGAGGATTCTTTTCACCCGATGCTTTGCCCGGAAGGATGAAAAATAATTGTTGACAGACCGAACCTATTGATTTAGATTGATTGAGTCAGCGATGGTCGCTGGCCGAAAGGAGTCCTGCCATGACGAAGCGCCGAAAGGTACGCAACTGGACTGCTGTCGCTGCGTTTCAGCGTAGCGGGGCAGGTAAGCACAAAAACAAAGCGCTGCGTGGGTCTGGCCGCAAAGGGTACAGACACGCAAAGCACAAAGGAAAGGTAGCCCGATGAGCAACGCCCAGGAAGAAATCCTCACCTATCGAATCGAGGTAATCGACTGCGATAACGGTGGGTACGGACACACATACATAACTCTCTCGCCATGCACCCCAAGAAGCGTGGTGAGAAAGATAGCCAATTGCACCAAAGACCCAAACCACTACGGGGAGCCTGACCAGTGGGAGAAGCTCGCAAGGCTCGGTCATGACACCTACTACTGGCTTGACTGCGACAAGGGGGTGCAGCTTCACTGGCAGCACTACACTAGCGACGACGGGCACGAGAGCTATTGCCGACACCAAATCGAAAGGTGCAGGCGACTCAACGTAATGCAGTGGGCTTGCAAGTTGCTGGTTGGAATCTCTCGCGACATAGCGAAGTCGCTGGGCAGATACTACGGACCAAGGGACTGCTACCAATACGAGCTAGACGAGCCTCGCGCTGTAGTCGAGGCACTTGAGCGCATGAAGGCAAAGCGAATCGAGGTTGTGAAGATTGGTAGGTACGCAAGCGAGTTCGTTGACGCCTTCAGCCCGCTGCCCGTATGGCGAGGCAAGGAAGTGGAGGCGGCATGAACCACAAGGTCAAACACTTCATCCAAGCCTGTGCTGTGTGTGCAGGCTTACTACTCGCATCGGCAGAGCATGACGGAGGATGGTTATTTCTATTCAACGCAAGCGGCGTGTGCCTTGTGGCACTCGTCGCACTAACCGCAAGGGAGCAAGAGGTATGAGCAAGTTAATCGAAGCAATTAGGAACGATAAGCGTGTGGGACGTGGGTCATGCACATACATAGACGAGTGCTGGGATGACAAAGACATCATCGAGCTACTCGAAAAGGGAAGCATCACAACGGAGGCTGGCGCGATTGCGTGGGCTTATGACACCGAGGGACTCATCCTCGACCAGGGCGCGCAGTGTACGAGTGGCGAGCCAGACTGCCCGCTAGTCGAGGCAGCAAGGGAATGGAGGGGAGCATGAGCATCGAATGTCCAAGCGAAGCATGGGATAGACACTGCGCCCAGCATGAAGAAGGCTGCGACGTATGCCTTAACCACGTAGATAACTGCGACTGCCCTGAGTGCCCGAAGTGTGGCTCTGTTGGTGACTCTGATTGTTATGAGAAGCATGACCTAGAGCCAGCACATGACAGCATTTACTCCTTCTGTGATTGGGCTGGCATAGCGCCCATTCGGTCCTGCCTTAGGGCTACTGAAAGGTACAGCGACGATGGCTTGCTCCTTGTGATGCGTGACGGCAGGAGGTTCCACTCTGCCTCAAACGAGGACCGACTTGCGGCAGAGGAACTCAAGCCGTGGGAAAGGATAAGCAAGGTAATCGTGACTGGAATCGCATGGGACGGTAGCGATTGGGAGTACGAAGAAGAGGTAGTTGCTGGCAACGGATGGTCAGCACTAGAGCAAGCAAGAGATAACTTTGTGGATGCACTTGAGGAGCACAGAGCACTGATGGATGCAGAGGAGGAAGCATGAGCAAGGAAAAGGCACTAATCAATCAGGTTAAGTTGCTAGCCCGCATGATTGACGAACTCAAGGGATGGAACCACACCTATGAAATCGAGTGTACGACTTGCCTGAACACAGGCGAGCGACTAACCCGCGATGGCTTTGAGCCCTACTGCCACTGCTCAGCGGGCTCGGAGTCCCTGGATAAAAACGAGTACGAAGAAACCATGAGAGCGGAGCGGGCATGAGGTCCATAGTCAAAGCGGCTTGGACTACGCAACTGCTCAGTGGTTCGTACACGAGGACTAACTCACGCAAGGGGGTGATACCCAGGTGCCGCACAGCCTCAGACGCACGAAGCGCCCTTGGTGTGTTGCTTGAGGTCTACATAACGCTTGGCGACGACATAGACGCAGCATGGATTGACAGACCGTGGCATCGCTGGGGGTTTCGCTCAAGCATTAAGCACATGGATTGGGATACCGGCGAGGTCTATTGGGAACCCCATGAAACCTTCGCAAGATTTCCAGAGCATGTGTGTGAGTGGGCTGGCATGAAGCGCACCGACTTAGGCGATGTGTGCGAATGGACAAGGGACACAAACTCGCACAAGAAAATTGCAAAGCTAATCGAGGAACACATAGACGACGAAGACCATTCGTCGGACTGGATTTAGGAGCGGGCATGGGCCGCGAACAGCAGTACGTGGGACCAATTACTTCGTAATTGAAAAATAGTTGTTGACAGAGTTTAATCACTTCGATATATTGATTAAGTCAGCGGCAATGATGTCGCTGCAAAGCAAGAAGGAGAAGGTATGAGCGCAATAGAACCGAGAGCATGGGTCGGATGCCTAGCCGCATACAACTCAGGAATACTGCATGGCGAGTGGCTTGATTGTGACGATGAGGATGAGTTCAATAAGGGACTCAAGCGAGTCCTTGGTAGCTCGCCAGTAGAGGACGCTGAAGAGCTTTGGGTCATGGACCACGAGGGCCTGCCAATCAGGGATGAGTGCAGCCCGTCTGTGGCTTTGCGCTTAGGGCTTCTGGTCGATGAGGTCTGCAACTCCAACCACCATGCATACGGAGTGCTGGAGCATGCACTCGACTACCACGGCGGGGACGCAAGCCTTGAGCAGGTAAACGAGTACATCGAAGACGCCTATGTGGGCACCTATGAGAGCGAGGAAGACTTCGCCTTTGAGTTTGTCGTCAGCATGGGCGAGGACACCGACGGATTTCTCGGAATCTACATCGACTGGGAGCGACTGGCTCGCGACCTGTTCATAGACAACTACACCAGCGTGAGCCTGAAGGAGGGCGGCGTGGCTGTGTTGCGATGCATATAGGACACGCGAAACAACTACTTCGTAGTTGGAAAAATAGTTGTTGACATCGAAACGATAACCATTTAGATTGATTAAGTCAGCGAGGTTGCCCCGACTTCCCTGGCTTCACAACACAAGGGGCAAGGAGACAAGCGATATGGCTTTTACCGGAACTATGACTGAGCTAGGCGAAGAGAAATCTACAAGCGGCGACCTTCGTGTGGTCGAGAGTTTCTACACGAACGAGGATGGGAGGGCGTTTGAGCCCAAGGTGCGAGTGATGACCACAGGCGACAAGAGTCGCCCCGTCAAGGCATTCACCAAGGCTCAACTGCGAGACATCCTCGCTGCACTTGAGCGGATGGCAAGCGATGCGCCCCAGGTCAAGGCAGCGCCTGCAACCAAGCGGCGTAGCTCAAAGAAGAGCACCAAGAATGCGGTTGCTGAACGTGCTGCGAGCAAGAAGGGGGGTGCGTAGCTACCCCTGAGCCTTCCCAACCAACTGAAACCAACAGCGCCAGCCGGGGGCCTCGTACCCGGCATGAGGAGTACACACCCATGACTACTGCGATTCGATACCGGGGAGCATCCCTGCCGCCAAGGGAAGAGACGACCGTCCCATCCTTTGGCCCTGAGAATGTGCCCATGTTCAAAGCATTGAACGAGTGCATGGGAGGCAAGGACAGGCCCATGCTCGACTCTGTGTTTATTGAGATGCACGAGGACGCAACCTTCCTTATCTCAACCAACGGCCATGTGCTGCTGTGCATTGAGACAGGCCCCATCCACAACACTGAAGGCGAGTGCCACATGTTGCTGGCGGGGGCATCGGTAAAGGAGTTCGTTGACAGTAAGGGGCACGCCGAGCTTGTGCGCTCCGATTCTGGCTACGACTTCCCAGATGTTAGGCAAGTCTTTCCGCAGGGTTTTGAGAAGCCGTCTTCCTACATCGGGTTCAGTGCGAAGTACCTAGACTCGCTGAACAAGATACTCAAGGCGCTCAAGTTGTCCGGTCGAGGAAAGACTACGCCGATTACATTGCAGCACAACGATGCGCTAGCCCCGGCAGTCTTTAGCTTTGACGGTGATGACGAGTTGTTCAAGAGCGCTTCCATGATTGTCATGCCTGTAAGGCTCGACTAACTCATTAACCACAGCCAAGCCCCCCGGCTTTGTAGGGGGGCAAGGAGGTTGAGAATGTTTACATTTGGTTACAGCCCAGCACTTGCAGAGGCTGGAGATATTGCATGGGGGGCGCGAGGGATTGACGACGGGAAGAGCATTGGCTTCCTTGGCGACAGGCAAACTTGGTACTTGCGAGGCAAGCCTATAGATCAGGACGCAAGCGAGGAAGACAAGGCTGCGCTCATGGCTTTTCACAGGCTTATGATGCGGTCGGTCTTTGATGAGATACAGGAGGCTTTCCGCGAGGCAAAGAACAACTGGAAGATGGAGTCGTCAGGAAGCGAGGCTGTCGTCTTTCTTGAGGACTGGTTCATCAAGGTAACGGCAAAGGCGTCTGGCGGTTACGTGTACGTCACTGTAGCCACCAAGCCGTTGCCAGATGTACCTGTCCTTCGCGAGCTAAAGGACGAGCACAAGAATCAAGACGCAGCAACGTACAAGTCCCCCACTGACTACCTCGTGTGGAGTTGCGACAGTCGCCCTGAACTTGGGGAACGAGTGTTTCTGGACGCCAGTCGTGGTGCTGGAACTGTTGTTGGCTGGAATGCAGAGCTTGGTTATCTTTTCATGATGGTTGTCCTTGACGGGGGCGACCTTACAAACGCGATGGGGCGCGAGTGGTCCCACATAAAGGAGGTTGAGGATGTCGCTTAATTTTAACTTTGAAGATATTGATGGGTACAAGGAACTGTGCTGGACGGAGACTGGCGAGCTTAGCGAAGACGGTAATCCGTTGTTCAAGGTTTCGGGGGTAACTGATGTGCTTGTGTGGGGAACGATGGGTATCGACATGGGCGAGATTACCCAGAAGAACTACGTCGAGTTTGCGACTCGCCTGCTCATGTGGCAGGGGGTGATGGGTCCAATGCTTCAAGAGCCAGAGGAGGACGAGAACGGCAAGATCACTTGGGCCACTAGGGTTGTTGGCATTGACGACGTGCGAAGGCACATCGGACTGAGTACCAACGTGAGTACGGTGACACGAACTCAGTTCATGAAGCGCATGGAGCGGTACATGAAGGACGAAGAGGAGCGTCACCTTGAGGCTGTCGCAAGGAAGGAGGAAGCATGAGCAAGCACACACCTGGACCGTGGGGTGTCGAGTGGCAGAGACCCTGCTACTGGCTCATCCGCGACGAGTCTGGCTCTGGCGTCCATCTGCCGCCAGGAGACTCAATCGACGACCCCAACAGGCTGCTCATTGAACGTGCGCCTGAGACAAAGAGGCAACGGGATGAATTGCTGGCTGCTGTAGCCGACGCCATCCACTGCCTGAACTGGGAAACCGGCGAAGTGTTCCACGAAGAAGCATCTAGGGTGCTAGTTGCCGCATACGAAAAGGCAACAGAGGAGGGAGCATGGTGCCCTGGAGACAAGTTGGGCGGCGTGTGTCCAGGCATAGAGTCTGGAGTCAACTCTGACTGTCCTAAGTGGAAGGAGGAAGCATGAGCGACACGGTACACAGAGGACGAAGCAAGAAGGACGCAACCAGGAAGATCACGATAAGTCTTACGCAGGAGGAGTTCGACGCCCTGAAGAGGTTAGCCGAGAGCCAGTGTAGGACGGCAACTGGACAGGCAGTGTGGGAGATTCAGAAAGCCGTCGCCCCCCATGCCAGCAAGGAGGAGGCATGAACAACCTTGAAGAAATGCAGGACGCAATCTTTTCCCAGGCAATAAGAATGAAGGAGACCGATGGGGTCTTATCTGCAATTGCTTTCGTCATCCCAAGAAACGGTGCGGAGCCAATGATTCTAGTTCCAGATAGCGGAGACGATATGGGCGAGTGGGAGGGAGCTATTCACTCAGCTATAGAAACGTCTAGGGCGGATGCCGTTATAACCGTGGCAGAGTCGTTCGGGATTGATGTTCCCGATGGGGTTGATGGGATGAACCTGCTTTGTGCGCTTAACTCTGGCATGGAGGCGAGCGAGTTTGAAGGAGCGTCCGAATGCCTTACCTCAATAATGGAATGCAAAAGCATGGAGAGCAGATTCCTTGAGGCCCAGGTGATGCCAGACGGAACGGTTAGCAGAGACATAGACAAAACTCTAAAGCCAGTAGGGGAGTCTTGGTATGGCTTCTTTAACTGAGCGAACAATAATCTCATCTACCCTTGAGAGCTTCCTTGACAGGTGCTCGCATGCTCAAAGCTGTGTGCGATGTGGCAAGGAACCGATAGAGGATAAGAAATGGGCCTGCATAGGTCAGGTGAGGGGCGACCAAAAGGCTGGCCCAAGGGCAGTAGGAGGAGCGCTCTGCGGTGGGTGCGTGTACTCCTTCCAAGCGTGGATACGCGAGGGAGCCATAAGCGACGGACGCATACCCCCGCAATAGTTGCCAAACTTTTTTGTTGACAGAGATAAATTGATTCGATAAGCTGATTAAGTCAGCGATAGAAACCAACGGGGAAACCCAGATTGAGAGGAGTGTCAGATGGTTGATACACACGAAATAAGAAGCGCCTGTTCCGAGATTGAGTCATGCGCTGAGTTGTTGAGGGAGCGTGTTGACGAGATAGCAGAGGCAGCAGAGTCTTGGGAGACGATTGAGAACGAGGGCTGGAGCGATGGCGCGGAGGTGGTTGAGGCTCTTGAGAAGGGTTCCGAGTGGATAGACGTTGCCGACAAACATGGCGTTAGTCCCGACGATGTTGATGAGTACATCGAACGAGACGAGATGCTTGTCGCCGCGCTTGACGTTTTCAGTGTCGAGTCTGGCCTTCCGTGTGGAAACGCAGACGAAGCGGATGCGATTGTTGAGGCGCTAAGAGGCGAGGGCAAAGAGTCTCTGTCGGGTGTAACAGCAGCACTCAAGGCTCTTGTCGTTGCTCTTCAAGACGCAGAGATTCTACCCAGGACAGGGGCTGTCCCGGCTGCAAGCAATAATACAGAGTCAACGAACACACATTCGACAAGCGCCACGAACGAGGTTGAGTTCAGTCCTGGCGATTCAATTACGACTAACCCAGTCCACTATTAGGAGAATAGATATGAGCGCACACGTAGAAACTATGATGTACGTCGGGGAAACCCCCTGGCATGGCTTTGGAACCTACGTCGGGGATGAAGACATCCTCTCTGACGAAGCAATCATTCGAGCGGGGCTGGACTGGGAGGTTGGATTAAAGCCTCTCTTCAGCCACACAGACGAGCACGGTGTCATTGACATCGACACGCATGAAGCAATCGTTCGGCTTAGCGATGGCAAGCCGCTTGGTATTGCATCACCCAACTACTTCCCAGTTCAGAACCGTGAGTCGTTTGATTTCCTAGACGCATTGGTTGAGGACGGGGAGGTTCGGTATCACACGGCGGGATCGCTGTTCGGCGGCACAAAGGTTTGGCTTCTCGCCAAGGCACACGAGAGCGAGATTATCCCAGGAGATAAGGTTGACCACTATCTGCTTCTCTACACGGGGCACGACGGTAAGACCAAGTTCCGATGCTTCTTCACTAACGTAAGAGTTGTCTGTGCAAACACTGCACGAATCGCCTTGCGTGAAGGACTCAAGTCTGGAATCGGCATCCGTCACACCAAGAATGTGATGCACCGAATTGAAGACGCAAGGGAGGCGCTAGGGATGGCTCGACATTCCTTTGACGCAAACGCAAAGTTCTTCAGGGAGCTTGCCGACACACCCTTCTCTATGAAGCAGTGGATTGAGCTATGCGAGAGGTCTTTCCCAACAGAGGATGAATCTAGCAAGGTCGCTGTAACCCGCGCTGAAAACAACAGGCGAGTGCTTACCAACCTGTACATGGACGGTCGAGGCACTGAGATCCCTGGAGTTCGCGGAACTGCATGGGGTGCGTACAACGCTCTTACTGAATACTCCAGCTACCAGTTCCCTACTCGTGGAAGCAACGGAGACGAGCGTAGGTTTGCCAGTCTGGTTGATGGTCCCTCTGCCAACTTCGTGCGGGTCGGAACCAAGGCCTTGCTGGAAATTGCATCATGAGCAACCGAAGGCGAACGTTTAAGGAAGAGGAAAAGCAAAGCATGGCTATGAGATACGAGAGTGGGGAGGGCCTCGTATCTATAGCCAAGGACTTTGGCATATCAATATCAACCCTCTCTGGAAGGTTGAGGGAGTGGGGTGTTGTGGTTAGGAGGAGTGGTCGCCCTGATGGACTCACGCCTCAGAGTGGGGGCTGGGAGTTAATGGGAATGATGCCTGACGGCGACCTTGCTACCAAGCTAGGTGTCAGCAGGCAGGCTGTGAGTCAGAAGCGAACGAGGTACGGGATACCTGTCTTCGTCAACAAGGAGAAGTGATGGAAGAGATGACGCAATCAGAGTGCATGACACTCAGCCGATGCGAGAAGCGGTACACGATGCGATACGTGGAGGGGCTTGTTCCACTGAACACCCACCCAGCGCTAAGCATGGGGGTAGCGGTTCACGAGGGGCTGAGGTCTGCATCTGTAGACGAGGGGATAAAGGCTCTCAGAGAAATGTCTGGCCCTGTCTGGCTACCCTTTGAGAAAGAGAAGCACGAGCTACGAGAGGGGCACGTATCCGCAATGGTAGGAGGCGCTCTTAACATGTGGTCTGACTGGCCTGACATGCAAGAGGTTGTCTTCAGGCTACCGCTGCGAAACCCAAAGACCGGGAGGGCAAGCAGAAAGCATGTTCTGTCCGGTGTTTGGGATGGTGCCTGGACAGACGGAGACGAGGTGATACTTGGTGAGTGGAAAACAGCAGGCATCTTGAATGAAGATTACATACTTAGATTAGACATCGACTTTCAAGTGTCAGCTTATCTAGTTGCAGCTAGCAGGCACTTTGGGAAACCCGTTAGAAAGGTGCGTTACAGGGTAATTAAGAAACCAACAATCAAGCAGAAGAAAACCGAAACACTAGACGAGTATTTGGAGAGGCTTCACCTTGACTACTTGGACCGGCAAGAGCATTATTTCTACGAGACTCTTGTCACCAGAACTGACGAGCAGCTTAGAGGTTGGGAAGAGCAGGCGTGGGAAATGCACAAACGGGTTCTTGGACTCAAGGCTGGTCGCGTTCCTTTAATGAATACAAATAGCTGCATAAGCCGGGGAAGATGTCCCTACTTTGACCACTGCATTGGTGCGGTGCCAAAGACAGCTTTCAGAAAACTCGATGACACACACCCAGAACTAAGGAGATAATTGTGGGGATTCTTCCGGATGGGCCTACGGCCCCAAGTAATAAGATGAGTGATTATGTTTGGCTGCTTTACGGAGCACCGGGCGTAGGAAAAACAACACTAGCAAGCCAGTTCCCAAGCCCGTTGTTCCTTGCCACTGAAGCAGGAACCGCTGGCATGGATGCTGCGAAAGTAGACATCGCTACATGGAAGGACTTCGACGTTCTTCTACAGGCAATCCAGACAGAGAAGCATAAGTACAAGACTGTCGTACTCGACACAGTAGACGTAGCTCATGTGCTTTGTTCCTCGTATGTCTGCGACCAGAACGGATGGGTCGATGTTGCAGACGGCGATTGGGGCAGAGGCTGGCGAGCGGTGAGCCGTGAGTTCACAAACTTAATAGCTCAGCTTCGTGCTCTTCCAATGTGCGTGGTGTTTATTAGCCACGAGAAGAGGGATGAGATTAGAGAGAAGGTGGGGAGCAAGGAGGTAGCAACTGGTCGCTACTACGTGAGCAGTGCGCTTCCCGGTAAGGCGAGAGAGATGCTTCATGGGGCTGTTGATTTCATCTTGAGGTGCGAGATCACCCCAGAGAACAACAGAATCCTTCGCACTCAGCCAATAGAGAACGAGAGGGAGAGGATTGAGGCCAAGGCAAGGGGACAGCTTGGCGTCAGGGAGCTTCCAGAAACGATTGATATGTCATTTGATTCTCTGAGCAAGTCGTTCAGAAACAGCTTTAAGTAAGGAAGAAGCTATGGGTATTGAAAAACTATTTAACAGCACACCCGCTGAAGATCCGGGTAACTCAGAAACAAGGCAGAAGCGAGAGATGAGCCGCATACCTGATGGAACTTATCAGGCGGTCGTTGACGACTTCAGCGTGTTCTCAAGCAAGGAGGGCGACTACTACGTTTCGTGGTGGTTCAACCTCACTAACGGAGCAGCCAAGGGAGAGCAGCTACAGCGGTTCTCTATGGTTGGACCGGCAACAGTTGGGTACATAAAGAAGGACGTTCGCACGGTGACGGGTGAGATCCCTGAATGGGGGGACCTCTTTAACGAGGACACTGGCTACACAGGAAACGTGCGGTCAGGCGTGCTTGGCAAGCCAGTGGTCATCACTCAGAAAACTGCTCGCAAGGGCAACCGAGAGTTCATCAACGTCTACATCGACAGGCTGGGGGAAACCAGCGAAGAGGTTGTTCAGGATGACGATGAGGACGAGATACCGTTTTAGTCGCCACAACTCCTTTCCAATGACCGGCGTTCAGTCGCCTGTGGCGGCTATAGAAGACATTAACTTGGGCGACGGATAACCGGCTATGCCTGCTGGTGGTGGAGAACGGAGCGCCTTGCAGAAGGCGTTCAAACCAGCATTTAATATCAACGTGGGGAACACAATGACAAGACTAGATCCAATCGACTACACGTCCCTAGCCAAGTGGGCGGGGGCTCTTATCAACAAGAATCCAGAGATGACAGTTATTGACTTTGATAAAGAGTGTAAGCGTCAGGGGGTGAGCACCGGGCGCACTCAATACTACAAGGCGGTAAGGGACTACCGAACCAAGCATGGGCTCGGCAAACTCCCGCGAGGAGGAAAGAACAATCCTCGCCCAGCGAACTACACAGACAGGAAGCCTACGCGCAAAGTGGTGAGGACTCCTGTGCCAATTACTGAAGGCACTGGTCCGTACCATAGGGATGGGATTAGCAGGCCCCACCAAGCGACTAAAGAGATCAGCGAGCATGTCGTTAAGCTGCTCCTCTGGATGAGCAAGTACAACGTTCGCGTCGTCACGGTGGAGAGCGAGAGCCAAGAGGTAACGCTATCCAACGAGCCCTTGCTGAGCAGGCAGTTGGTTCCATCCCCGCACTTCACCATCAGTGGAGGGTAGGGGCATGCCTGCAAGCGACGACTTAGAGAAAGGGCTTAGGGAATTGTCTGTAGTAGCAAGCGCCCTGAACGAGGCGACAGACAGGCTGAATGAGAGAATCCTTTCCATAGAGGAGCGCCTTGGGTCGATGGGAGTGGGCGATACATACTGGCTTGACCAACCCGAGCATCACCTAAGCGTGGGGCCTTGGGTTGATGCGACAACTCCAGGGGTTCGCCGCTCCAGGGAGGCGTGGGCTGTTGGGTATACAAAGATTAGTTCAAAGTGGTGCCTTGCAGCGCAGGAGGTAGAGTTTCAGGAGATGCGCAGTGGGGCAAGCAAGTCCTTCCACATCGGGAGGCCAATCGCGCTGCTCAGCGCCCCAAGGATTGTTCGCGTAGAGGCGGTCGATAAAATGGGTGCGCTTATCGCGGGCCTGACAGGGGCGACAAAGGGCTTCCTGTCTTCAATCGGAGGATGAGCAAGCACCGCCATAAGTATGGTCCTTGGAAGATGCACAACCCTACTGATAAGACAGACGAAGAGTTTAGGAAATCTCTTAAGCTACCTGCGTTCTGGCTACAAGAGTGCGAGTGCGGATACGAGAACTGGATAAGGACATCCAAGAGACCGCTTGCTAGCTTTAGCTTTAACCAAATGTGGAAGGCCAGACGGCTATGAATAAGATGATTCCCTTACTGATTCTGCTTGGCGGGTGCGCTCATGTTCCAGCATCTCAAGCATTGTTCGAGGAACCCTTTCCTCGCGTAGAGATTCCAGACATAGAGATTCCGGCGAACAACGATGAGTGGTGCGTGAATACGCAGCCCATCGGACCCGGTATCGACCCTGACTGCGTAGGAATGCTGGTGCCTCCCAATGACTTTGAGGCTCTGCTCGATGAGTCAGACCTCCTCACCCAGACAAAGCTTGCTCTCGATGTCTCCTACAAGGGCAGGGAAAGCGATAGAGAGCTAGCCCAGGAGATTCTTGCAGCGCAGGAGTACCAGACGAAGGCCGCTCTTAACGCACAGCCAAAGATGTTCTTCCTGGGTGTGAGCGTTGGAACTGGCGCTGCGATGATTGCAGTAGTTGCTCTTCTTATATCGAGGCCCTGATACAGCAACTCCCCCCCACGGTCAGGTGTGAGGGGGAGTTGTTGCTGTACAAACGTGTTGCGTCAAGCTGGCAAAGGAAGAAGGATGCCAGCGAGCCTCATCGCAACACGGTGGAAAAATAACCTAGACCGTTGCCAAGCGCAACCCCTCCCTGCTACGGTCCCCGCCATACCCCTGCTCCGAGTGGCCCCAGCCTCATAGGGCGAAACAAGAGCAGGGTGCTGTACAGGGAGAAGAAGATTCTTCAATTTTAGGCTCGGTGAATCACGCAGCATCGCTGTGGGTCAAGCAGATATACCCCCGTCTGCTTAGTGATGAACCGAAAAGGTGACGCTGCCTGCATGCGACCAGGGTAGCTAAGCTGAAACTGTCCAGCATGTAAGCGTCCATCCGCTGCTCAGCAGTAAGGGGTCGCTGGATGGGGGTGTGCTCTGCCCAATAGGCCGCCCGCCCAGGAGGTTGAGGTACTGGACGGGGGCCATAGGCAAGAGATGCGCTGATTGTGGGGAGACGCATCCCTTGGAGATCAGTGGGGAGCGTACCCACTGCACAATTTCTAATCAAGCGGCTACTTGGCGCTTCTCTTTCCCTGAGACGCCTTGATAGCTCGCCCCTGTCTTGATGCTTTGCCCTTGCTGCTCTTCCCTGTGTAGCACTTGCCCTTGGTGCCGTACTTGTGGCCCCGCTTGCCCTTAGACTTGCAGGGCTTGACCGGCATTAGCAGCAGGCCTCGCTAAGAGCAGCTTCCATCGGTCCCTTAGCACTAAGCTTCTTCAGCCTCTTCTTAAGCAGCTTCCTCGGCGGCTTTCCAATAGGCAGAGCCATCGGCATCGGAGGACCGCCCACATTGATGACGATCTTTACTCCAGAATGGTGCGCATTCTCCCGGTCTTTATGGCCCTCTTCCTTCATGTGCTTCTTCGCTTCGTCTGGGCGATGTGATTTCATCAGTACGGACCTTTCGCCCCACCGGGCTTACTCTTCTTCCTTGCCGTTCGCATCTTGCTAACGGGCTGTCTGCGAGCACCCTTCTTTGAGGATGACTTTCGCTTAACCACGCACTTCTTTCCTTTGACAGCCATAACTACCTCTCGTTCATCCTAGCAGCGAGCGCATCCAAGCCCGAAGATCCGTTTGAAATTGCATCCACTTCGTCTTGAATAGCAGACACATCTTTAACCTCTTCAGCATGCCGCTCTTTAGAATCCTTAACTGCATCTTTAATTTCCTTCTTAGAGTTCATAACTCTGCGCGCCTTCTTTGCGTCAGAATTAGCCAACATCAGCGCAACGATTGCAGCAAGGGCACCGGCAATTCCCAGACCTACCCCCACAAGCTTCGTCCTGAGTTCCTCGTTCTTCGCCGCGACAACGCCAATAACAACCAAGGCTGTTACCAAGGCCACAGCCATGCCTATCAGATACGTGCTCATTTACTGCTGCCCGAAACAGAGGCACCGGAGATGAGCTTCTGGAGCTTCTTTGGTAGGGCTTTAGAAACGGCAAGGTAGATACCAGGGGACATAGAACCGGCGATGCAGCCAAGGATTGGACCCCAACTAGGTTCAAACCAACCGGGCCAGAGAGGCATGTAGCCCATGATGCCGCCGATAACAACACAGAGAGTGCGGGTTAACCATCGATAGAACTCCTCCTGACCCTTTGTCAGCTTGCCGATTGGGTGGGAGTGGTACTTCGCCAGCATCCTAATCCCAGGCTTTGCTACCTGCCCGATAACCGCATAGGTCGCCAGTGAAATACCGCCTGCTCGAACAGCTAAGTCCATGTAGTCAGAGGTGGTCATCGCAGTGAGGATACCCTTGCGTTGTCAGGAATGTCGTAGCCAGAGGCCCGATGCTGCTCTATCAACCGCAACCTGCTGGCCTCCTTCTCCAACTCCTTTTGCATAGCCACCTCCTCAATGTCCATTGTTGAAAGCACGCTTTCATAGCCAGGGCCAGGTGGAGTAAATAGGCCAGCTGACTCTGGAGCGTCATAGGCGTAGCCAGCACCACCAGCAAGTCCGGAAATAGGGCCAGCAAGCAAGGCTCCTTCAAGAAGCGCTGCCGGGGTAAGCCCCTTCAAAAGCCCCTTGCCAAGGGAGCGCAAGCCAAGCCCAACTCGTGACGCAAGGGGGGCTTCGAATCTAGGGTCGTTAAGTATTTCTTTCAGGATGCGTTGTTTTGTTTCGCTGGTCAGGCCCTCCGGGTTGGGGGAAACGTCAATCCTCCTTGCAGCGTCTTTCCAGAGTTCCCTCGTTTCCGCGTCTCCCAGCGGCTTGCCAGAGGTCATCGACCTTGTTCCTTTGCCCCATAGGGATTGCCTAGAGCCTTCTTTCCAGAACTCCTCTGGGTCTACGCCGCCGGGATCGTGCCAAATGGGAGACCTTGGGTTAGTAATGTTACCCCTTGTCCAGACAGTTCCCGGTGGCGGGCTTGGGTCTGGCCTTAGGTGCCCCCCGACCTCTGTTGCGCCAACCTCAACAAGCTCATCTGGAAACACCCGGAGCGGGTAGGTTTGTCCCGCCCCGACAGCGCTTGGGCGCGCCTTCGCGTGGCGCTTGGACGTGGTGTATGTGTGGGAGACATACGGGTTATCGCTTACCGGTATTGGCTTGCCTTCGGGGTGAGCCAATGGGTTCACGCCCTCGCCCCTGATTCCACGGAACACAAGCTGTCCTTCGCCCTGCGGCTGCGTGGCAGCAAGCAGCCCCTCGTAGGTGGGCGCAAGAGGTATCGAGCCCAGGACTCCACGGAGAGTGGACTCCCCGATGATCTGGTTCATGTCTATGGGCGGCGCTTCAAGCCTTACGCCCTCAGGCGTATAAGAGGGCAGGGCGGTCTTTTGGCGAAGCAAGCCCTCAAATGACGACATTGAGCGCCCCCTGCGTTGCCAGGGCCAGCACTATGTGTCCGCTCACAGCCTATTCTCCAGCCACTTCACTCGCTGCTCGATGAGCCTCATGTCAGCCTTGATTTCACCAATCACGCGAAGGTGGTCAAGGTTGGTAGGCGGTTGCCTCATGTCAGACTCTAGCTCCGTCACCATCGAATGCACCGAGTCGATGCGAACACGCACCGCGTCAAGGTCAGACTCCGCAGCCAGGGACTCAAGGTCACTCTGAGCCTCCCGGAGACTCCGAACGTCTGACCGAATATCGTGATAAAGCCCAGCTACCGTAAGCGCCTGAGTTATTAAAAAAACGCACAGACCGACTACCACCTTCAGAGGCAGCTTCGCCTCCTGAACCTCCGTGGCGTCCCTTTCTGCCAACCCCTCCATCATCGCTTCCTTGACGGTCGCGATGGTCTTCGTGGTTGACCACTGTGGCAGGTCGTCGGTCACTCACTGGCTCCCTCCGCTGAATCGTCATCACCAGAAGAATCGTCATCACCAGAAGAGGCGCTGTCGTCGTCATCCAACAATGGAGAAGAGGGTGGGCTCCACTGCACCACTATCATCGACACAAACAGGGCAGCAACAGCAATGAGGATAAGGATGTTCTTAGTCTTTTCAGCCATCATCAATCACCAGTTCCAGATGGGGCCCATCAAAGAAGCCCTCTGAGAATACGAGGTCCGCGTTCCAATCACATCCGAGCCTTACCTTGATTCCCATTTGAGTCGCGATGCCCTTAGCAAAGTACGAGGCGGCAATGAAGCGCTCGCGTGATTGCCAGTCAATTGGATAGGGGCTGAAGTCCACAGCAAGGCTTGGAGAGTGGTTGTGTTTGCTCAGTTGCCCCGGAGCACCACTGAGCTTAGACATCCCTCTCCGGAAAATCTCCGCCTGTTCTTCCACGCTGCGGTGCCCTCCAAGAATGCTGATGTCGATGTGCTTTATCACCTCGTTCATCAGTTTCTGGAGGTCTGGATGGCATGTAGCAAGGCGATCCTTGCTGCTCTTACTGAAGGAAGGCATAACTACCTCGCTGGGATAACAACACGACCCTCTGGGTCATGCTCGTGCGTAGCAATGTTCTGAGACATGCAGTCGATCTTCGCCTCGATGCCTTGCAGCATGAAGAAGACCTTGCCAGCCCACAGGGAGCCGCCAACGACAAGGGACGCACCAGATAAAAGGACAGGCCAAGACTGTATGAAGAGGTCCATAACTATTCCATTGGAACTAACGGAAACCATCCGGCAGAGTCCATCTCTGCGCGGTCATACAAAGCAGCCTGCTCAGTCGATGTCAACAAAGAAGCCATGTCGATAAGACTGCCAGCAACCCAGGACCAGACGCTCGGGCCTATAGGAACCGCGCCCTTGTCGTTAGTAGGATGCTCTATAGGGAGCGAGGCGCGCTCTGTGTCGGTGAGTGGGTGCGGATACCCCATAGCCTCAGTCAGGTCGTCTGCGCGACTCTCAGCGGCTCCCAGTGTCTCTAGGACTAACCACTTCATCATCGCACCCCGATGTTGTAACGGTCGCCAAGGTACTGCTCGACCTGCTTGATCTCGTCGCCGCTCAGGGTGCCATCGAAGATCAACACCTCAGAGATCGACCCGTCCCAATAAAGGAGGTTGCCGTTTCCTTTGCCAATCTGGAGAGTCGTAGCGGATGAGCCTACCCCAGGACCACCACCGGCTGTTGTGGAGCCCGCCGATCCGTTCACGCTCGTCGTCAAGTTGCTGGAGTCGCTCACGAAAGAGAGGACCACATTTTCCCCTTCGGATGCGGAGTCTTCGTAGCCTATTCGGTGAGTCAAGGCAGGGTTGTCCCAGTACCCGACACCGAAGCCGGGGCCCGCCTCGGAGGTGACACTGGCATAAAACCAACTGCCAAGGCCTACTGGGGCTCCGACCACGCCGCGACCATAATAGGCGTAAATGCTTGGACCCCACGTCCATCCGCTACCTACCGCCGCGAAGATCGTCCAGTCTGCGGGATCGCTGAGCAGGCCGTAAAAGCTGGGACCGTTAATCTGGTCAGACGTTCCATCAAAGGAAATGCCTGGACGACCGCCAATGCCATTGGCTGTAAGTGCTGGCTGGAGCGAAGCAGTGGCTTGCGCGAAGTTGTTGCCCTCTCCGCTCATGTCGGCCCAGCCCGAAACAGTCGAGCCGTTCATGGTGGTGCTTAGATCGGAGCGAACCCAAACAGCCAGTGGGGTCTGCATGTTTCGTGGATCAAACGAAAGCCTTGGGTTGTCACGAAGGACACCGTTGGCGTTAGTGGGCGACTCTACTCTAGGATTGGAGCGTTGAACGCTCATAACGCCCCCTAGTTATCAGTTGCTTCCACAAAGAACTTGATGTTCAGCGTGTTGGATATTTGTACAGCAGATGTCTGCGAAACCCGAACGAACGGCTGCTCAAGGAACGGTATCGGTTGACTCAGGGTATCAACGATTGTCTCTTCCTCATCAGCGAACGAAAAGGTCGCTGTGTATACGTTCGCCACCGTAGTCCCCGCAGTAAGAGTGCCTGAGTTCTCTGTGTAGATCTCAACCACGTAGTCACCACCGCTATTATTGGTGTTGTCCTGAAGCGTAACGGCTAACCCGCACAACCTGCCGCTTTGTAGTGGCTTAGTCGCAACCCCAAGGTTCAGCCCAGAAAGGACGGTTGGGTTAACTCCCCCCGCTCCGGTGTCGAAGTTGTGACCAGTTAAAACTAGGTCGGATACTCTGTTGTAATAAGGCATTGTCGCTCCTACGACTTTGTTAAAAAGAAGTTATCAAAGTAATTATTATTGGGCCACTGGTTCTGCTGGTCCTGTCCATGTGGGACTAAGAGCCTTTATTTCCTTAACCGCTCTTGAGTTCTCGTTGTCAACTATGTCCAGAAGACGCTGTTCAAGTTGGTATGCCATGTATTGAATCTGACCGTCCCAGTCAATCGTTGTCGGCTTCTGCCCAAAGGCAAATGCCCAGAACCTCTCTGAGCCAGTGGCCGCAAGAGTATCGTCACCCTGGTCCATTGCAAAGCTTTGAAACGTGTCAGTAACAATTTTGTTGTACTCGTTTATGACTCGGTAGCCAGGAACCCTTTGCATTAAGTACATAAGCCTTGGGTTTTTGGCCCTATATTCTGTCCTGTATTTCCCAGTCTTTTTTCCGTTCTTATAGATAGGAACGCGAAGCGTCTCCCCGTCCTCCGGGAAACCAACCATTGCTTTAAGAAGGGGAGGGGCGTTCTTCAGAGAACGAACATTGTTTATCTGCTCCCACTGCTTCCCGTAGTAGGTGCTCTTGCCGCCACCGAAAGCCCACTCAATGAAGGTAAGCACGTCTGGCCTAATCCTAGAGACAAGACCTGTTGGGATTCCGTGCTTTCCACGACTAAGTATTTCAATAGCTGGCTCATGAGGAAGACCAGAGAGGGATATTAGCTTGGTAGCTCCAGTCCTGAAGATAACCCTCCACCGCAGGTGCTCTGGAAGCGCATTGATCTCCTCCTCAGAGAACTGCCCCTTGTAAACACCGTTGCCAAAGGACGCTACGACCTTTGCTTCTCTCGGCTTCCGGCGAAGCTGACGAAGTTGGAACCTGATGTTGCCAGCGTCCCATGTGTAGAAGAAGAACACCCGGCGCATAACGCTACGCTCCCAAGGGTTTAGGTCTGAATAGTTTCTCAGCGCCCTGTTAACCGCAGCAAGAGCAGCATCGGGAGTTTCACCCTTCTTCAAAAGCGCCATAGCCATGCTTACGCGAGCCTGAGCTTCAATGGATTGGTTAAGACCCGACATCATCTTGATGTAATCAGGGAAGGATAGCCCACCAATTGCAGCGCCAATTGCAGTGCCAACCCCAGGAGCAATCGCAGACCCAATGACAGCGCCAGTGCCTACGCCAGAAACATGTTGACCGATAGCAGGTATAGCCCTCTTTGGGCCAGCCTCAACAGCGCTGCCAATGTCATCGACAAAGCTAGTCCATGCCCTGTTTCTAAAGGGCTTAGCCGTGATGAAGGCTCCAGCAAGGCCCCCTATAAAGGCCCCCGCTGGGCCAGCCACAACCCCCCCAAGAGCCGCTCCCGCTCCAGTACCACCAAGCTGCTTAGCAAGCCTCTCTATGGTGGGAACCTCCTGAAGGCCCTGGACCCCCATCGTCTCCTTGATGAACTCGGAAGAAACGGGAGAGTCGTAAACACCACGCACCTGCCAGAACTCACGCCACTCCTTGATGGTCATCTTCCTGCCAGCAAACTCAAGCGTCTTGCCTAAATGCTTATCGCTCCACGATCCCCATATCATTATGGCGGCAAACTGAGACTCTGGGTCCAAGGCCCCAAGGCCCATCTCCTGAATCGGAGAGATGACGTTTCCAATCCAGTTGCGACCAAGGTGGGCATGAGCCGCGATGGTTGCCATCATCTTCATCCAAGACTGGATTCCGTCGAAGACTTGAACAAACTTATGGTCAGCAGACATCCCCAAGAACTTGTCTGGCTTATTCATGTAGCGAAGGTACTCAGCCACAGAGGAGGGCACGTACCACTGCTTTGCGGCAAACCCCTGAACGATGTCAGGAGAGATAAGCTCAGCGCTTACCCCCTTCGCAATGAGGTCATCGACAATCTCATTAAGAGGCACCCCTTCAGCCAACTGCTGCTTGATTAGGGACTCAAAGTTACGAAGCTGTGGGGGCAGCTTCTTGCCCATCACAACCTGCAACTGCTCTACAGAAGAGAGCCGCTCGTACCCAAGAGACAGGGCTCGTGCATCGGCAAACTCGCCGTACATGTCGCCAAGCTCGCGACCCAACGGGAATAGCTCAAGTATGTCCTCGATGAACTTGTTATCGGCAACAAGCTGGGAGGCAGAGTCGTTGTATCGCTCCATGAGAACCATCGGGTCAGTCTCAAAGAACTCAAATATGTCATCCAGACCAGCGTCTGACTTGATCTCATCAATAAGCTTAGTCCACTCAATGCCATTCTTCTTAAGCACCTCTTTAAGCTGGTCCCCCGCTAGCTTGGAAGCCTCCACCGCTTCATCGCCAAACTGATGGGTCGAGGCAAGGTGGTAGGCGATTGACTCAGCCACGCTGGTTCTCGCTTGGGCGTTGATCTCATCAATCGTTCCAGCTATCTTCCGCTTCTTGGCGAACCCAGGCTCTCCCCTTCTCGGGAGCATCCCCTTCCCTCTCAGGGCTTCGATCTTCCTTCGCGTCGTGACAGTTGTTACGTGAGGAATGTAGCCAGCAATATCTACCCGGTCGAAGAACGCTTCCTCGTCAAAGCCCTTATCAAGGACGCCGTTCTCCTTGAGCTTCTCAAGCCAGTCGTCAAAGAAGTTCTTAATTAACTTAGCTGCTTCGATGACCTCCTTGGTCATCCCCTCATCTTCTAGGATGTCAACCCGACGACGCGCTGAATTAAGAGCAGCTTCTTGCTTAGAGGTATCCTTACCGGAATCTTTCAAGCGAGCAATTGAAGCGGAGAGCCTAGTTGTCTCAGCCCTAGCCTTCTTCAGCAGCTTCTCCTTGCCAGCAGTCAGGTCATGAAGATTGGGGTCCTTGACGAGCCTCTTCACGCGAGTCATCTCATCATTGGTCATGTTCAGCATTGCCCTGCCGGTTTCTGCCTCCCTAAATGCCTGCATCGCGCCGTCGTAATTTATTCTGTGCGCTTCGATGTTGTTCAGATACGACTGCTTGGCGCTGTAAATCTCGCGCCTGATGTCTGCCGGTAGCCTGAAGTCATAGTCCATGCTTTCGGCAAACTTAGCGAGGCGGTCAAGGCTTCCCTCGATGTCAGAAAGCTGGTCAGTCACAGCCTTTACGGTGGGTTCAACCCCTCCCAGAACTCTGTTGGTTGCCTTCTCTTGAGCGCGAAGCTCCTTAACGGCCCTGCCAAGCCCTGTTACTTGGTCCTCTTGGCCTACAACGATCTGATCTTTGATTGGCTGAGCCTGCTCACGAAGGGTAGCAAGCTTTCTTTTCTGATTAGCAAGCTGCCTCTTTAAGCCCTTCGTTGCCTTCTCATCAATCTTTATCTCAAGGTCGCTTATCCTTTTCTCTACAGCGATGATGCGTTCTGGAAGAGCCATAGTCGCTCGCTGAACAAGCCCCTTAGTGACACCCTTCTGAAGCACGTCAAGCGGGTCAGCGCCCCTACCGAACTGACTCAACACTAGGTCGATAGCCTGCTCAAGCTGAGCCCTTCCCTGGCCGGGAGCCACGGTTTGCTCTCCACGAAGGACACCCCTCGTAAGCATGTATGCCGCTCTACGTGCGTTCGACCTAGCCTCTACCCTAGAAGAGTCTATTGTCTGAAGAAGCTCTCCTGTCTGGTCTTCGTACTTGGACTTTAGAGCCTCAAGAAGGTGTCTCTCGCGGCTTCCAGCCTTGACGGCAAGCTCTTCCCCCGCCTTAAGAGCCTTGACTGCCTCTAGTTGCTTTGCTGCCGTTGAGAACTTCTTATCCTTGGAGGCCCTTCTGATTACACTGAGAGCCTTCCTTACATTCTCCCTGGCTATGTCTAGGTTGCCAGCCCTTTTCCTGCGACCACGGGCTGCCCCTTTATCAACAACCTCCTTTGCGAGGTCATACTCATCATCGAGCTTCACCCTCTCATCAAGAAACTGCCTACTGAGTATCTCTTGCTTTCTCTTGTCTTTGATCTTTTCTCTTTTTGCAAAGAAGCTCGCTTCAAGAGAAGAAACATTTTTCTGATACAGCTCAAAAGCCTCTTCCGGTGTTAGACCGTCGTACCTGGTGCGCTGTCTCTTTGGTTCTGGAGCCTCAACACCCTCATCAGCAATCTTCCCCATCTCTTTAGCTGCCTTGTTAAGGCGCTTGCCTGCATCCTTCGTCGCGCCCTTGCCGCGATTGATTGCCTTGTTGGCGATGTCGAGAAGGAGGTCTTCGTAGTCCATAAGGACTTCAGCAGGAACGTCGTCTCCCCTGTTTATCGCGGCCTCGACCTGACCCCGGTGTAGCTCCAGAGCTTCCTCTAGCGTCTGCCCTGGCTTTGCTCCCACATCGACGCGCTTAATCTGCCAGTTCTCCTTGGCCGCAACCTTGGGCTGCTCCCCGCCAGCAATGTACCTATCGAAGACTTGCCTGATCTCTTGGGACACCTCAACGTCGTTGCCAGTTACAGCCTTGTAGATGTCGGTAAGCCACTTCTTCATCTTCTCAAAGAGCTTAAGAACATCGTCAGAAGCCCCTCTTGGCGGGTCGCCCATGAGGTAGCGCTCAAAGCCACGAGCGAAAATCTCCTCGCCCTCTCTGGTGAAGTTGCCCTTGTTGTCTACAACCCTAACGACTCCCTCTGCCTCAAAGAGGTGGGCTATGTCCTTGCTTAGCTCCTCCCTCGGGAGCTTGCTGAGCCTAGACGATTCGCCAACAAGCCAGTCCTTTACGGTCTTTAGCTCGCCCTCTTGGAGGTTGCGACGCAGCACATGGCCCATCTCGTGAACCAGGGTGCCTACGGTTGCAGACTCAAAGGCGTGGATGGAGACGCGACCCTCCTCCTCAAGCTTCATTGCCCCGCGAACAACCTTGTCCTTCAGGTGGTGAAGCGCCTGACCCTTGCGCACATGCTCTTTAAGCTTTGGAGTTATCTCAAAGCCGTGAACCTCTGAGCCGAAGTCGATGTCCTTTACAGGAATCTTTGCAAGCTTTGAGTCCAGAAGCGCCTGCCTTGTCTCGCGAATGTCTGCGCCAAACTCCTTAAAGGCAGTAGTCTCTATCTCTGCAACCCCGTAGCGCTTGCGGCCTTCCTTGCCAAGGCTCTTGTAGATGTACCAAATAACACCGCTTCCGAAGTCCAGAGCTAGTGACCCCGTGTCTCTTTCGCCAAGCTCGTCAAGAAAGCGAGAAAGGCTTTGGTTTACATCGCCAGCGTCATCAAGGTCGTCAACCACCGTATCGCTTGTCTTAAACGAGAAGTCCTTTAGCTCGATTCCCCCGGTATCTTTTCCGTACAGGCTTCTAAACCTAGCGGGCATAGCAGTGTCGTACTGGCCTATCAGGGCGTCCTTAGCAAGCCCCATGTACCGGGTGTCCTGAACGTCTCCTGTCGTCCAAGAGATGCCATGAATGGGCTCGTCTGCCCCGTCTACGGCAAAGGCAACCAGTCGCTTGATAGCAAGGTCTATCCATCCCTTCTCATAGGGGAGCTTGGTGTCTGCCGATATTCCAGCCTGTCTTCCGGTGTTAGCAGTCTCGCCAATACCACCCTTTGATGACACAAGAGCATCGACTAGCTTGCCGAAGTCTTCAAGAGCAAGCCCGTCGAGATTCCCGGCAGACATAGTTCTTGGGTCGTATCCGTTGAACTCAGACCAAAGAGCCTCCTCAGGCAGTTCATCAACAATCCTCTTAAAGGCTGCGCTGCCAAGAGCCGCCTTGGCTTCGTTTAGCCAGGAAATAGTGTCTTCAGCGATGGCCGCTATTTCGTCTGCCGCTTCCACCCCTCTGTCGAACGCTAGCCTCTCCCAAAGAGCCTTTTCGCCAGAGACGGTGCGCCCCGAGTCTCCCAAGCCATAAAGGTCTTCCGTTAGCTTTGTCGCCGCATCGCCTCGCTTCGCCTTATTCAGCCCCTGGGCTAGGTCAGACTGAATCTCCTCGATGTGCATCCATTGCTTGCCGTCTGGCCCCTTGCGAACGCCAAACCGCACATGGGTAATGATGTCCTTCGTGTCACCAAAGTGAGCAACAGAGCCAGAGCTAGTGACCCCCTCTGCGCTCTCCCCCTTGTTGATGAGAAGCCACTCTGTGTACTTCTCCTGTCCCGGCGTGTTTAGGTTGAGGCCAATGTCGAACGGGTCTGTCTCTGGGAAAGCTACGTCGCGCTTTTCAGCCCCCATAAGGCTCTCGTCGGTCCTTTTCCCCGACTCGTCGTAGTGCTTAGAGTAGCTACGAAATAGTTCTTCTGAAACACCGAAGTCCTCTGGGTCGATACCCCTTTCAATCACAAACTCCTGAGCGCCATAGGGAGTCTCGGCAGTAAACTCAATCTCAGCCCGTAGCCTGCCCGTCGCAGGGTCTGCGGTGAGATTTTCTATCGTGAATAGATAGGCATCACCGTCAGTTACCCGAAAGTCCTCCTCTGGGATTCGCGTAGTCGGATCAAGCAACTCCTCATGACGCTGAACTGGATGGGCCTCCATGTACTCATCAAGGCGAGGAGAGTGACCGCCAATAAAGTCATCCCCAAAGAGCGGTCTACCCAACACGTCTTCAGCAAGATCGTTCCAGGGAACAAGGTCTTCGGTAGGGTCAAGCCGCCTGCTCAGGTCGCCCTTGTCGGAGAAATAGCCGCGAACATCGTCGCCAATCTGCGTCCTGAACGTGTTGACCCAGCTAAGCAGTTCCTCCCTCGTGAACTTTATGTCCTGAACAAGAGGAGATTTAAGTGCGTCTGACAGCCCGTACTTGCTATTCGCAATAAGGTCTTCAAAATCGTCCAACTGCTTTCGGCCAAGACGTAATTTAATCTCGCCAACCAAAAGCTCTGCAAGCCCTGTGTTCTTTACCTCAACGCCAAGGCTCTTAACTATTTTGCTTAGGTCTTTTAGGGAAACATCGCCGCCCACAAGCCTGTTCAGGATGTCTCCAGACTCATGTCCGGTTGACTCTATGTAATTCTTTATATCGATAGGACGAACAGTCGCCTTCTCAAGGGAGCGCTCTTTAATTCCAGCCTGCTTCTCTGGGGGTCCTCGGTAAGACTCATCGAAGGACTCTCCAATGTCGTCAAGCTTTCTCTGTACCCAGCCGGTCAGGTCCAGTTCATCTATTGTTGACTGGGAAACGCCAGAGCTAACAAGGTTGTCTACGAGCGTATTTAGGGAAACCTTTTCTGGGACTCCAACCTTTTCCAAAGACCGATAAAGCTGGGAGTAGAAGATTGGGGCTGCTTCGTACTCGTGAAAGAGCATCCCTGGACCCATAGCCTCAGAGAACGCTGTCTTCACGTCATGGATGCCAGTGACCTGCTGATACCACTCGTCCTTGCGAGTAACCTTCCCCTGCTCATAGGCTATCTGAGCCCACCTATCCATCACGTCCATGACGGTGTTGGCAGCAGTCTCGTCAAACATCTCGATAATCTGGTCGCGAAGGACGACCTTGTGAGCGACTAGCGCCTCAGACTCCAGGCCCTTGGCAGCCTCTAGGTACTCTGGACTCCTCGGTATAGCGATGGGGATAAGCTCATCACGGTTGAGATTGACCCCAGGCATGTCCTCTGCCTCGCGGAGCAGCGTCTCAATGAGGTCATCCATAGCCTGCTCAGAGGTAACTTCCTTGCTACCAAGCAACTCGTTAATCCGATGAACCTCTGACTGAAGCCTTTCAAGCTCTGGGCGAAGACGCTCTGCCCTCTCAGCAGCCTCAAGCTCTGCGCCCATGAGGAACTTCTCGGTAACAATGTTGTTATACGCGCCTTCAAACACGGCTAGCTCAAGGCGAGTCTCGTTGAGGCGGTCCCTTCTTGCGTTATCGAGGTCGCTACCGGGAGCCCAAAGGGCCTCATTCTCCCTCTCTCTCAAGATGCCAGCGGTAGTCTCTCCGTACTCCTCTATCGCTGCTCTGAGGTTAGACGTGTCCATCTCTGGATGAGTACTTGCAAGAGTGTCTATGGCATTGATAGCCCGCTTGGTTTCCTCCTCGTTAAGCATCTGATAGCCGTCGCCCCTAGCGGTTCCCTGAGTCCCCTCTTGAGTGATGCGGTTGAGAACCCTATTCAATTCTCTAATGGTTATCGCTGCTACGAGTTGCTCAGCGCCCTTAACTCCCTTTAGTGGTGCTGCATAGCCTAGCTCCACAAACTCCCTGGCAACCCGAAGTACCTCCTCGTCTTCAGTGATGGTGAGGATCTTGGCCCTAACGGAAGGCCACATAACCTTGCCTAAAGACCTAGCTCTATGCCTTGCCTGCTCAAGCAATTCGACGTGGTAGTGGGCTGGCGGGTAAACCATCTCGTTCTTGTCACGAAGAACCCTTTTCCCTTCAGGCCCTGTCTTTGTGTAGAACTGTGGTCGCTGCCCTGTCCTGCTTAAAGTCCCCCTGCCGATGGTTTGAAGAAACTGTCGAGGCGGGTCAAGCCACGGAGCCATGTCCAGTATCTTTCTGGTTATGGTCATGGAGATCGGGTTGAGGTCGGTTACTAGCCGCTCCTCCTGAAGGAGCTTAAACTCTCTGCTAAGGCCCTTCTTTGAAGAGGCTTGCTTGCTCATCTCTTGAAGGTCTTTAAGGCGCTTCTTTAATCCAGAGCGAGCAGCGCCCTTTACCTTTGGATCTCTGAGCAGCCTCTTTATGTTTTGAGCCTCTCCCCGAATAGCCTGTAGCTCGCCAGCACCCTTTGTGCTCTCCAGAGTCTTTCTGATCAAGTACGTAGGGTCTACGAATCTGCCCACGCCCTCCTTCGGGCGATAGCTGACATCGGTAAGTTCGTCCGAAAGCTCCTTAAAAGACTTGCCGCTTCTCTTATCAATGATCTTCTCAAGAGCGTTGTACTGGGGTCGCTCTGCGGCAACTCTCGCGTCAACACCAAGCTCCCCCCTCTTCGCCATCTCATACACGCGAGCAGCGCCCACATCCTTGAGGATTGGCTTCGCCTTCATAGTCCCTATTGCTGTTCCAGCGACATCCTCAAAGCCCACCAAGATAAGCCGCTGGTCGTCTGCCGCTCTCAGGCCAGCCTGCCACGCCTTCTGCGCCTCATCTGTTCCGACCCCAAGGAGGACGGCCTTTTCCCTAAGCTTCGCCAGAAGTGCTGGAGCAAAGGAGCCCCTAAGCTCTGCCCCTATGTTGAAAGCAGCAACAGCCGCCCTTTGCAGGTCACTCTTTGCAATAAGCTGAGCCTGATCTGCTGTTCTCGCTACAGCAGGGAGGTCGCCAGTGAACGACTCCACTGCATTGTCAAACTGTTGCCTTATAGAATCAAAAGCCTCTTGAGCCACTACTGCATTCTCTTGAGAAGCAGAGCGAACATCGTCAAACACATCTAGGTCGTCAGCGCCTCGGGCTGCGGCAGACTCCGAAAGACCCTCCCTAAGCCTCACCGACCTCGTAGCACTGTCCAGAGCCTCCTCTGCCCTATCAAGCTGATTGGAGAGGCGACCTATCGTTGCAGCCTCTACGCTTTCTGGGGCCTCCTCTAGGAGTTCTTGTACGAACTGCTGCCTTCCGGCCCGCTGGTAGGAGATAGCTTCAGCGGAAACTGCCTCATCCCCCTTCCGCGTGACTCCCATCCCCTTCTCAATAAGGTCTTTGGCAGAGTCAGTAGCTCCTCTGAACTTACCCAAACTTATAAAGTTAAGGGGGTCAAAGAGCATCAAGGCGATGAGGCCCTGGGCGAAGTGCCCGCCCTCTGAGCCAGCCGCTACCGCCTCTTCCTTTGCGGTGTCGTATACGTCGCTATCAACCCCAGCACCAAAGTACGCCCCACCAATGCCGCCAGCGATGCCACCAGCAGCCGCTGCAATGGGGCCAAAAAGACCAAAGCCAGAGAGACCGGCAGCGCCGCCAAGTGCTCCTGAGATGATGGGGTGCTTGGCAATCTCATAGCCAAACCTAGTAAGCTCCTCTGCGGAGGAATCCAAAGCTTTATCGGCCCAACTCTCTCCCCTGTTCTTAGCCGCCTCTTGGCTAAGGATTTCCTCTGGGTCGTCAGAGCCACCAAAGTAAAGAAGCGCATCCCTAAGAAGGCTCTCGCCATGCTCGGGGTAGCCCTTGTCCTCCTCGTACTTCCTAGAAATAGCTTTCAGCGCGTCATCAAAAGACGGAGGCTCTGTGCCAGAAATCTCTGCCGCCGCTCTCTGAACTTCAAGCTCTCTGAGTGACCTAGCCAGGGCGCGAACGGGGCGAGGTCCAAGCTTGTCAATCCAGTCGAAGAGCCCGAACAATCCCTCTGGCTCTTGATACCCGTCTGGGGACCAACCAGCGCGTTCAGCAAGCTCTGGTCTCCACTTATGAACAAACTCTCCGACAGCCTCTAGCCGCCTGTCTGGAGTAATAGACTTCTTATAGATGTACTGCATCTTCGCCCACTCGCGGCGAAGGTCATCACCCTTAAGCCTTCCCTTCCTGTCTCCCGAAATAGTGGACGGGACCTCCTCTGGAAGGTTCTCTGGAAGCAAGGACTCCGCTGCCGTAGCGCCAGCGCTAAAGCCTGGAATTATGCCTTCCATGCTTAGGCCAGCATCGGCGCTTAGCCCAAAGGCCCTATCAAGCTCAGAATCACTTAGTGGCTGTGCAGGGAAGGGCGACGGGTCTGGCGGGGCTTCAAAGTCCTCTTCAGCAGGAGGCGCTTGAATAGGAGGCCCAGCCGTGTCGCCATAAAGCCAGGAGAAATCCTCCCCGCCCTCATCGCTAGGGGGGCCTGCAACAGCCTCTTGAGGTTCCTCTTCTGGAACAGCGTCTACAGGAACAGCGTCTACAGGAGCCTCATCGCCATAGAGCCAGGAGAAGTCCTCTTCTGGGATCGCCTCTTCCATAGCCTCGGCACGAGCCTGAGCAACAGGGACCGCTGGAGGGGGGGTCGGCGTAGGCTTGTCATAGAGCCACGAGAAGTCTTCTTCAGCCATGATTGCCTATTGGGTTCTTAGAAGTCTTTGGGCTTTATAGATATCTTTCAACTCTCTTCCCTCGCTGGAGGCATACCAAGCCTCTATCTCGGCAACCTTATCCTCAATCCTCTTCTCCAGCCCAGGGCTGTCCCTAAGTTGTGGGGTCTTTCTTTCCCTTAGAAGGTCTTCAAGGTCCCTCTCAAGGAGAGCGAGTGGCCTATGTTTGTCCGTAAAAGCCGCGTCAAAAGCTTGCCCAAGACGCCCTTTTTGAGAAAAGGCACCCAGCCCTATCCCCTCTCCACGAAGCTCTCTTATGCGTTTATCTAATCCATTAGGAGAGTCTTGCGGTGCCTCTGGCTCGCCGCCCCTCGCGCCATCCCCCAAAGGAGGTGTCTTGGTGCCGCCGCCTGAAGTAGCTTCAGAGGTTTCTTTAGCCATCTCTGCGGCAGCGGCTGCAATAGACGACCCTTCAGCGCTTCCGTATCTATCAATGGCTCGACTCTTGACAGCCTCTGGAGTCACCTTGCCGCTCTTTATGGCCTTAGCCATTTCCTCTATTCTTTTCACCCGCAGCGTCGCCTTCTCTTCGTCGGTCTTTGCCTTGTGCGCACGACCAGACACATCCTTAAAGTCGTCCCTAACCCTGGTGTAGTTATTGTAAGCAGCATCGACTCCTAGCTGAAGAAGCTTAATCGCTTCAGGGTCTGCCCCTCCAGTCCTTCTCTCTTCCAGCGTATTAAGCTGACCAAGCCAAGTGTCTAGGGCTGCGTCTGCCGCCCTCGCTGCGTCGTAATACTTTACGTTCAGCCCTGGGTAGAGGCCCTGTAGCTCTGCGGTAGACTTTCTCCTAGAGGCCCTGCTCTTTTTAGCTATAAGAGCAGCAGTCGCCCTGTCCTCGGTGCCCATCTTCAGCAGGTTGCTAAGCTGAGCGCTACCAAGAGCCTTATCAAGAAGCCATGTGTCGGCTATTCCACCGGCAAGGTCGCCTATCTGCTCTTCAGTTAATCCAGATCGACCGCCCTCGCCAAGGCTTAGCGTTATCCCGGTCATTAAGGTTTCCCGCTTGGACTCATTGTCCTTCTGAACCTTGGCCTCTTCCTCGATAAGCTTTTTCTCTCTGTCGCTAACAACCTTCGCCCTGCCAAAGGTTTCAACGTCAACGATGTAGCCCTCGTAGTCAGAGTAAAGGCCCTCAAGCTCGCTCTTCTTAACGGGCCTTCCGGCAATCTCGTTAATCATTCCATAGTCGCCCTTGCTGGCCAGCCGAACAGCGCTAGCAACAGCCTTCGGGTCAGGAAGTTTGTTCTTCCCAAAGCGGGTGTGGAAGGGGTTCTTAGAGACAGGCTTAGGCTGGGGAAGCGCTTCAATTGACTTATCGTATGCGCCAATCGCTGCCTGAAGCTCTGATACAGGTCGGCTCCCCCCAGCGGCAGGGCTACCAACCGCCGCTGCAACAGGGCTAGGATCGGTAGGAGCGCCAGGAAGAGCCAGCTTCTCCCCTGGATAGAGAAGATTCTCTCCAACCAAAAGCTTCCTGCGCTCTCCAGTCTCTCCAGGGTGAATGCGGGGTTCTCCAGCAAGCCTTCCTTCGCTCGCCTGCTCTGGGTGGGTAAGCCCTCTGTTTAAGGCAGATAGCTCTTCAAGGGGAATGCCAAGCTCACGAGCAATCGCAGAGAGACTATCCCCCTCTTTAACGACGTACTCTGGGCCTACCGGCGCTGCGCCTGCGTCTTGCTTAAGGGCATTAAGTGCCGCCATGACTTCACCCTCGTCAAGCGCCCCTGGGAACTGCGACCCAGCAACCCCTGCCACATGACGCCCCTCTGCATTGTCCCAATCAATCCGGGCGTCATCAAGAGCCTCCTGAAGGCGAGACCGCTCTCCCATCATCGCAGCCCTGTTGACAGCATCCTGCTCAATGGCTGCTTGTTGCTGCAATGCCATAGCCTCTGCCGCCTCGGCCCTGCTTATTCCAATCGGAGCGCCCGCAGAAAGGGCCTGAGAGTAACCGCCAGTGGTCCCGCCAGAAGACCTCCTGCTACCCCTTGTGCGGAGTAGGTGCCCAGGACCCCCAATGTCCTGAGTGCCAGCCTCCCAAGCTGCGGCCTCTAAAAGAGCAGCCTCGTCGATAGCCTCCTTGCGACGAGCGGCCTTCTCCTGCTCCATCTGGTCGCGGATAGCAAGCTCGGTATTAACGAAGCCCTGCCCAATTCTCTGGCCCCTCTCCATCCCGCCAACCATTGCATTGAGAGCATCCCCCACTCCCTGCTTTCTTATCGCTGGGCCAAGGTCGTATCCTGCGGGGAGGTTGATAGCCATTTGTTATAGATACCTTTCTTGATCGGGATAGGTATTAAAGCCGCGAAGAGCGTTGGAGAAGTAATCCTGATCTTCCTGGCCCAGAAGATTAAACCGTGGGGCGGAAGACGAGCCAGCAAGACTTATATTTGAAGACGGGAGGTCAAGCTTATCAACGCGAACCTCGGGAGTCGTGAACCCCCCAGCCGTAGTGAGGTCTTTCTGTGTTAATTCACCAATCCTCTTTGTCTCTGCGGCCTGCGCCGCTTTACCGGCAATCCCTGTTCCAGCGCCAGCGGCAGTAAGGGCAATGCCGAGAGGGGCTGTAATAGGAATTGCTGAAAGTATTCCGCCAGCAACCCCCAATCCCCCGCCGAGAAGGCCAAGCGCCGTGCCTCCCGCTAGGTTGGCGTTTTCCAAGCGATTCCCTCTTGCCCTAGCCAAGCCCTCTAAGGCGCTCCTGTAGCCCTGAGATATTCCAGGCATTGCTTTCTGAGCAAGCTTTTGAGCGTCTACGCGGGCCTTCTTCATCTCATTTGAAAAGGCTTCTTTTCCGGCCAGTTCAAACTCTGGCCTCACAGCGGCCTTTAAGCCAGACAGTCTGCCTAGCGCTGTCTGAGCAGACCTACCAAACGCACCAGAAACAGGGTTCCCCCGAATCATCCCTGACGCCTTATCGCGAGCCCATTTCTGATAAAGCCCTTCGCTTATGTCGGAAAGAGATACCCCAAAGTCACCGCTTTGAAGCTCTTGCTCAACAGCAGATCGACCCCTGTCGGCTATAGCCCTATCAAGCTGTTGCCTTGTCTCAATAGCCATAACCTAGCTCCTGTATACATTGTCAAGCGCAGGGCCTAACTGGTTATTCAAAGCAACAGTCTCTGGAGCAGGGCCTACTTCTCCAGTATTCCTGGGAACAGCCCGCTGAATGCCATGAGCCGCCATCGTTCCCCCTGTAAGAGCAGCGCCCGTTACTTGGTTGAAGAGGCCAAGCTTAGCCATTTGGTCAAGGTTTCTGGCGTACTGCCTCTCTTGAAGAAACTTATTTGTAGCCGCCTGCTGCTCTGCATCAGCAGCAAATCGACCAGCAAGCTCGTCTCTCTCGAAGAGCCTTTGAAGCGCTCCACGAGTCGCAGCGGCCCTTGCAACATCTCTTCCGTATGTAATTCCGGCAGAGCCTGGGCGAGTGGGCGACAGCATGGATTGGTTAAGTCGCGCAAAGTTTGCGAGCTTCTTGTCTTGAGCCCCGGCTAGTTGAGCACGAGACTCCTCGTCAAAAAGGTCTTGGTATCCGCGAAGAAGCTGCTGGTCCATCGACCCAGCAAGGCGAGACTCTTCAGCCGAAGCTCGTTGTGCCTCAACAGCAGGGTCCCATGTGAACTCAGTAGCAGCCATAAATCACTCCTCTACTTGTATATACAGGTAGCAACCGTTTGTCTGGAAGAACCATAAATGGAAACAGCAGGAGCCCCCTCAGGAAAGTATGTTGGGTTAGTCGCTGACCCAATCGGCCAGGGGTCCATTGCAATCACCCCGGTAGGGAGAACTGTCGAGGCACTTATGCTTAGCTCCAGCCAAAAAGAATACCTCTCCCCAGAGGTTATGGTCTGATGACCGCAAGCCCTAAGATCCTGCCCAACTCGCTCAGAGGACTCTTGCCCAAATGTCCATGTGTAGTTAGCCGCGCCAATTATGCCCGTACTGGCTGCGGTCCCCTGGTTAAGGCCCTCGGCCATTCTTAGGTAGGCGTACACATTGAAATAAGTTCTATTTGTGGCCGTTACTATCCAGTGACACTTAGGCCTGCTAAGGGCTGCTGAAGAAACCACAAAAACTTCGCCATCAGCTTTTGCTACAAAGGAAACCTCGGTGTCGTGAACCACGTTCACGAAAGGGCTTCTCTTCCCGCTAGGGTAAGGCTGTCTTGCTAGGTTCGAATCAAGGGCCGAAAACGCATTGTATATCGCAACGACAGGGTTCCCATTCTCCACAAAGGTCTCTGTTACAGAGCCTGGGTGCATGTTTCTGAAGCCAAGGTCGTCTGTGTTGGCAAAGTTAGTCCCGGTAAGCGCTCCAGTCGCTGTCTGAAACTTGTCGAAATTGTCATCAACAACGGAGCCATCGAACGGTCCAGCGCCAATAACGGTAGGTACGTAAGTAGTCATCGTTTTATTATGTAAACGTATACACCAGCGCTAGTGCAAGTCAGATTTGCGTTAGTCACCGGGGGGTGCCAGTAAAGCGTTATGTACTGAGGGCTATTTGCGTGAGGAAATACAGCCTGGAAGGTCCAGTCAAGCTGGCACGTAGTCCTAACTATTGAATCATACTTCCCGCCGTTAACCCCGTGCTGTGTTTCGTAAATCCTAGAGCAGGAGTCAACCCCTCCATCGCCAGGGATCGGGACATTAGCGGCGGGTATCCCCGAATCTATGCTTAGGGTTCCTATGTCATAAGCAAGGAACACAGCCGCAGCGAGGGGATTGTTGTATTCAAACTCAGCAAAGGCTGAGACAAGGATTACATCGTTATTGCCAACCTGGGTTATCTGGGCTCCTCCTGTAGCGTTGCTTCCGGCTATGGGAGTCTTTGCGCCAGCGGCAGCAACGCTTACCTCTCTCTTATGCTGGTAAAAGTCCTTTAGGACAGTCGCATCAGTTGGGTTTATATGGACTGGAAGAATCGTCCCATCAAGCACCGCGCTTGGCTCAATGGTAGATGACGCTGTAACCAAATCCGTAAAGTTCTGATTAACAGTTGCCCTGGTAATCGCTTCACCTGGGATGAACTTAAAGCTTACGCCAGACATTATCTATACAAGCCAATCGCAGAAATCGTTGCCTTGGTTATCTCTCCCTGCAAGCCCCCGGTAACAGAGGCTTCATCCATCCCCTCGGAAACAGCAAGGCCAATCCTGTGGGTGCCCCCTGGAAGCACCACACTATCAAGGATGCTTAGGCCGCACTGAACCTTGCCATACCCGTCCCCCTCAATAGCTCTCTGCTCAATGCTTCCCCTGGTCCCGTTAACGACAACCTGGAGCCTGAGGTCTACGAAATCTGGATGGGTAACTCCTGGGTAGCTGCTTGTGTATTGACAGCAACCAACAATAATTACCTTTGCATAATCAGCTAGGTAAAAGTTTAGCTCCATGCGAGGGCTTTGGGATGCGACCGCTAGGGTCCCGTCTCTCAGGTCTACCAGCACCCTATTGCCGTACTCATTAAAATCTACGAGGTTTCCAGCGCCAGTCACCTTTGATACCTGAAACAACGTCTGAGCGGACCCTCCTCCTATGGCGTAAGCAATGTTGTGAGTTGACGAAGGAGCCCTGGTGCTTTCGTATGGCTTTAAGAAGTTGTCTCTACTGAGTGAGGACGGAAAAATCATCATGTGGTCAATTCTGGAAACAGAATCAACTGCACGATTAAACTCCCTGTTTAGCTCTTCTGCTGAAGCCACGTTTGGGCTGGCAAACATACCCTTCTTGACATACAGCATCAGAGAAGCCTTTCTGCGGAAGAGAGCGCTCTTCGTAGCTCAGTCACCTCATCTATGCTGTTTATTCTTGCAGCCCCTGCTTTGGACAGGGCTCTGTTTACGGCTATCAAAGGATTGAGCCTTGCTGATGCGGTGGAAAACCCAACATCAAGCTCCTGCAACGCAGTCATAAGCCTATCTATGAGACGTTGCTTTTCGCTCATGCCGTCTCCGGGGAGAGGTCTGTGCCCTCTGACCTCGTTCCAAAGTCTGTATAGCAAAGGAGGAATCCAACAATCTTCCAGGGGGTCTCCGTGTCCTCCACAACGTCCTTGTCTTTGAACTTAAACTTAATGGCCTTGCCGTGAAGAGAGCGTTCCTCGGTATCAACCAAGTCAATTCTAAGAGAGCGAACCCGCTCTGAGTCCCAGAGTATTCCGCTATCCCAGTTAATCGTGCTTGCCGATGTTCCCCATGTGGTCGCCGCATCCTCTGCAAGGGTTATTGATTTAGTCCCAGAGTAGCGATCATCCCAATCTAAATACCAAGAGAAGTTGATTGGATTTTTAGTTGTCTGGACATAGAAGACATCAAGGCGCTGAAAGGTCTTGTCAGAGTTTGGGTTGTCTAGGGTAAGCCACGCTGTTTCAAACGAACCACTGGTAGGAGACGGGGGAAGTACGGGGGTTACAGAGTGGTACCCACCTATCTCGCTCTGAACCCCCCACATGCCTAAGTCATAGATGTTGTTATTTGTGTCTCTATATCCAACATAAGTGTACTTGTCGTAGCTAACAGCGGAGGCAATCTCATAACCATCAAGTATGGAGAAGGCTCCGCTGTCTACGTGAATCGCCCAAACGTCTTCATTCACATCACCTGGGCCACCGCAAACGCTAAACATGACTCTTCGCTCTGCTGGATCTATCCAACAGAAGGCGTCCCTAAGCTTCGCTGGGGGAAGGCTCTTAAACCTCTCATTAAGCTCCAGGCTCATGGCATACGCTTTAGACCCATCGTATGAGTAAAAGCCCATCTCTGAGATCCAATAAGTCTTTCCCTCAAAGGAGGCTATGGCTTTATCAGAAACAGCCCCTACTCCCTGAGATATTGGAGTAATGATTGGAAGCTCTTCCTTGTCATGCGTAAGCATGTAAAAGCTTCTTCGCTTAAATATCAGGGCGTAATCCTGGGATACCGAATACCCAGTAAGCGCGTCTGGGTCGTGGCTCCCGAGATCTATGTAGTTGGCTGTAGCCACCCCCTCTTTGCCGCCATTCTTGTTGGAGTAGGCGAGGGTAGAGTTCATCGAGTAGAGGCCCCCGTAGTAGGTCCTCGTTCTGTAGGGAAATGCCCACGTTGCGATGGGAGGGGCCTTCCCAGACCCGTCTGAGGCAAGCTCTGCGGTAGGGTCTAGCTCCCCTGGGCTCACATAATCCCAAAGCGTCTCTGTGTTGTTCCCAGGAAGCCTTGAGTGAAATAGCCATGTAAGCCCCCCATCGGTAGAGCGATAGAGGTGCCTAGCCACAATGTCTATAGACGGAACGTCGGCGGCTAGCCCATCAACCTTAACTACATAATAAGCGCCGTTGTTGTTTCCCCACTCTGGAAAGGGAACGTCGCTTGGGTTTGGCAATATAGAGTCTGTCGAAACCCACCCGGCGTCAGTCAGCGAGTTAGACACGCTGCCCCCCTCAGACTCCTGGCCCTTGTCGTTCACCCAAGTCATTCGATACTGGAATCTCTGAGGCTGAACAGAGGTGGTGTCTACCTTTATCGAGAAGTCGCCCCACAGGCCCTTTGGACTATTCTCGATATAGCAAGGCCCCTGAGCGTTGTTGACAAAAAGGGAGGCACCAGAGCCGACTATATACGAAACATCAGTCACGGACTTTACCGGAACAACTGGGGCTGGCGGGAGATCGCTTATCCCTAGCGGAGAAAACTTATACCCATCCCACTTGTAGTTCGGGTCAACTCCATTCGTGCATATAAGTATGTCACCAGACTGAACAAACCTATAAGAGTCTCCGGGTCCTCGCGCTGGAGATAGCCCGTTAAGCTGAGCCCCAACGAACGGGTCTATTGTCACCGCACTGCCAATTGTCGGTCTAATGACAACAAGATGGCTAAACTCGCCGCCCGAGTCATTGAATTGGGCGATTAAGTCGGTAATGCCGTGGTGGTGAAACGCCCCTAGCGCGTATAGAGGACCGTTGAATGGGGTGCTTGCCCCGCCAGGGCCTGCTAACTTCATCCCCGGCCAAAAGAGAGGGGTTCCCCCGTCTGGATGGTAGACATCGTATATAGGCTTTATGCCTGGAGCCTTCGCGACTTCTCCCCTGACAGTGAAGAGCGCTCCCTTTATATCGTTAGAAGAGCCCTCCTTTTGCCAGACGCGGGTATCTATTCCGCGTATCTGTAGCGGCTCAAACTTCTTCCTCTTTCCCTTACCGTCAGACACGGGCTACGGCGGGTAGGGCCAGCCGGGACCGCTTGGGCCCCAGTTGGGGAATGAGTTGTTCCATGCGGTTAGGCGACCAGTGATGCGCCTCTTCCCGCCGATAACAACTCTTTGTTGTGCGTTGAGCCGGTCTAGCTGAATCATACGAGCGATACCCTGCTCGTATCGACCTCGCGCCTGATTCGCTCTGCGCTGCTCATCAGAGGCTTCAAGCATAAGGGCCTCTGCCCCGTCGAGAATGACTTGGTGAAAGTCTGCGTTGAATACAGGGACATCGGCATCTTCGCCCATAGCCCTAGCAGACACGCTGTAAACAGCAGTCACCTTGTAGATGTCGTTGGGTGTTGGGAAGAAGCGAAGAGACAGAATGCCACCGGAGTCTGGCGCTCTGTATTTACCAGATTCAATTAAGTATTGGTCGCTAGCGTTGTTTTGAAGACGGAACATTGGGTCAGTGACCCCACCCGAATCACCCACAAAGTAAAAGGTGTTTGCGTCTCCACCCGCAGTTGTGCTGTAGAGGTTGATTGTAAAATCTTCTTTTATGGTGAGGTCTGTCTTTTGAAAGAGAACCCTAAGCTCGCCACCGGGAGCCCCAGCCATTGTGGTTGGGCTTACGGTGGGCGGGCTGAGAATAGACTCCGCTCCGGTCTGGTTATTCACATAGGTATATGCGTAATACCTTGGGTTTACAGTCGGGTCTGTTAACGGCTGCGGCGGTCGCTGGGTAGCGTCTCCGGTGCCAGCAGATAGGGTAATAGCTGCGGGAGGAATCGCCGTTAAAGGGCGGGAGATAAGGTCCTTCTTGCTCACGGCAAACTGGGAAGGCTGTCCCTGCTCTCCCGCATCTCTGTACATCATCTGAGCCGTGGACAAAGCAACCAAGGACAGGGGCTGCTCTGAGTTGGCTGATGTAAACGAAACCGCCTCTACCCCTGAAGACCCCTTCGGCAGCGCAATCTCGTTGTACAAGATCGTGATGTCGTAGTTCCCGGTAGCGCCCTGGAACGGCGGCTCAATTTTAACGATCTGGCTCTCTGCGCCAACAACCCCAGTAAGGTCGCCAACCCAAACAACCTTATAGACCCCTCCGTTAACCAAAAGACTCGTCCCAAAAACAGTCGGAGGAGTTCTAATTAGGGCGTCTGTGCCAGCAAGGATGTCAATCTCGTGGTCGCCCTGTGTGAAGGGAACCTGCGTGAACTGCGTATTGGGGGCAGTTGTGATGGCGCTGTACTCGCGACGGAGCCAGCCCCACTTACGCCTAGAGCACATGTCTAGGTACGCTTGATTGATACGGCGATTAAGCTTCGCCTTGCTTTGCGAATAGTCCTCGCGCCTATCTTGGAGGGCCGTTCTGAGTTCCGAAAGGTTCACGAACGACCCTCCAAAGAGTAGGTGGGCGGGGGATTAACTATGCCTTGCGACGAACGCGGACCAAAACAGTCGCGTCAATGTTTCCGTTAGCGGTTCCATTCTCACCCACAATAATTGCAAGCGTGCTTCCCGCTGCAATCACCGGGGTTGAGGCGGTCGCGGAAACCCTAACATTAGCGCCAATCTGGGGTGCTGCGGTCACTACCGTGCTTGTGTCCATCACCAGGGCATGCGTTGTAGCGGCCCCTGCTGCGTCAAAGCTTGCAAGCCGTATAACCCAGCTATTAACAGCGTTATCTGCTCCCTGATTATAACCGCCTTCGCTGATAATACTGATAGCCTCAATACGAGCATCTGCATCGTCAAACATAGGCAAAAAGACGGTCGCACCGCCAGCACCGGCGGTAAACCGGAAAGCTCCTGAAACGTCTTCCATAATCGAATAGCCGTAAGGAGTGTACTCCTTTGCTACTCGACCAACGTGTACTGCTACAGCCATTTTCAATTCTCCTAGCTGTGATTGCCGGGGAGCAAAGCCCCCCGGCTCACACGTTAGTTTTTAGATACCACCGAAAGGCTTAAGCCAGACAGAGATAACGGCGGTTACGCCAGCAGCAACAGTCTCCAGGGCAACCCCTCGGAGAAGTCCTGCCGTGGCAGGAGTAGCCGTTCCCAGGTTGCCACCGCTCAGCGCAGAATCAACAAGGTTGCTTGCGCCAGGGCTAATATCAAGAAGGTCGCCAATGGCTAAGCCGCCACCGGGACCAAGTACCGAAACCTCGGCAACGCCAGCCACGCGGATTGTCATTTCTTCGGTAGCCATAATTGTATGGCCTTGCGGAGCAATGACAGCGCCTGTCACTGACATGTAGCCAGAGCCAAGGTCGGCTGCGGCGAACGCCCAGCCGTTGAGGGCTGGTGCGCCAAGAGCGGGAGGGGTGATAGCCCCAAGCCCGTCCTGAGCCACATTGACGCCACCAACAAGCTGGAGGAAGTCAATCTGCACAATGTCGCCACCAGAGCAGGCAGCGCCAGTGTCGTTACGGCAACCAATATCTAGGGTGAGGGCTGAGCCTCCGTGCATAAATCCAGACATATTCTCAGCCTCCTAAAATACTGGAGCGCCACCAGCGAAATCTGTGCAGCCTTGTCGGCCTTCGCTGGAGGTGGTCATCATTGCTGTGAAGTACAGGTGCGAGAGAATCACATCACTGTTAGGCGGCGTCAAGAAGGCGGTCTGACGGAAGTCGTCGTCCTTCAAGATAGCAAGCTGCATACCGATGCCGGTAGCCTTTGCTTGCACCAAGGGGTTCTTGCCAGGGACCTCAAAGTATTCCGGCTTCAAGTTGAAGTCGGTGACGCTTCGTCGGCCAGTGGTCGTAACGAAATAGGTCTGACCCGTTCCATCCAACTCCTCGTCGGGCACAACCGGGGTGCCGTTAAAGAGCAGGTTCTCAAAGCCCTGGTTCCAGAGAGCAACATCGCGCTCTTCCTGATTCGGGGCAACGAGCCGCTTGAAGAAGCGGTAAATGATTGGGTCGGCAAAAATGATGTCAGGATGTGTGCCGCGCTGGCTACAATCCATGTACACCTCTTCCCAAGTATCCAGTCCGTCAGTGCCAAAGGCGGTCATAAGGCCGTAGCGATTGCGCCAGCGGGGGTAAGCAGCCTTATTGATTCCACCAACAATAGCGGCCTGAGCCGCCTCTGCCGCGAACTCAAAGAAGCCAGTCTGAAGACCGTTAAGCTCTAGGGGTCGGGCTGCGTTGTTCTGGTACATCTGACGGCCTAGCTCGTTAACCAAGCTAATCTTTGCGATTGCCTGCTTGGCCTTGAGCAAGTTGACGATCTGATACTTGCCACGATTCTGTGCAAGCTCAGTGTTGTCAATCACCATTGATGCGCGGTTCTTATACCACTCAGGGAAGCGAGCCTTGTCGGGACCGTCTTCGGGGGTAGTCGAGAAGGTCGCGTAGGTGCCAATGGCTCCCACGTTGGAAGACTCATTCAGGACTACGGGAACACGGCACTCGGTGCCGCCTTCGTAAGCGACTGCACCTTGACGGTACATGTGCCACAGGAGAGGGTTCGCCTGCACGATTTCCATCGCGACTGTCGAACGTTCAACTGCGGCAGTTGTTGAATAGACCCTATCAAAAGGGATCGTAGCTGTGACTGCTGGCACGGCTTTCTCCTAGTTAGAAGCCATCTGGTTGAAGCCCAACCTCTTGCAGGGCACGGGTCGCGGCATCGAGCATAGACTCTTTTCGCCTTGATTTAACCGAGCCCTGTCTAGCAGAGACAGGAGCAGCCTGACGGCGTTGTTTTTCTTTAGAACGTTTGTTTTTAGTTGCCACATTCGATTGAGCCATTTGAGCAGCAATACGAATAGCAGCGCCTGGATTGGTTGCTGCGAGAGCGCCAAGGTCCGCATTAGTATCCAAGATACTCCCCACCTGACCAGCAATGGCCTCGTGGTTTATCCCTGGATTTTCAGCAGCATATTGTTGATAGGCCGAAACGACCTTCTGCTGATTAGCAAGCGGCTGCACTTGGTCAACAACGGAACTGATTCCAGACTTCTTAATTGCTTCGCCAACAGCTTGCTGAACGTAGTAATTAATAACCTCTTCGGGCTTAGCGCCCTTAGACATGTCTGGAACATCTCTAACTTCCTCGACCGGCGCGTTCTCCTGGGGTGCTCCCTGACCTCGACCGTTCACCAAGACAGCGTTAGCCGCCTCAATAGAATCCATGTATTTCTGCTCCAAGTCGGATGCTCGTTGCATCCTCTTTGTAAAAGCAGCCTGCATGTTCTTGTAAACGGGCTTTAGGTCTTCAGAAAGCTCCTCTGGATTGCCGTTCCAAAAAGCGTCTCCATTGTCTTCCGAGCTTGCTTCTTGCTCGTGTCCTGCGTAACCATCTTCTTCGACACCATTGTTCTCAAAACCGATCTCATCGGAGTTATCCTCTGTATCGAGGGTCTCCTCAAAGTTGTCGGAAACAACATTTGTCATCTGTACCTCCTGCGTAGAAACCGCGTAAAAGTAATTCAGAAGCAATCTGCAACCCCTGTCAAGGCCCAACTTAAAAATGACTGACTCTAAAATAGAAATTGACCACGAATCAGTAGAGCTATGGCTCCAAAAGATTGACTCTTCAGAGCAAGTTTTAGAAGAGAACCATCTTCCGTACTGGAGAGCGGTGCAGCAGGACTACTCAGCAATCCCGTCACAAAGCGGGGGCCTTGATTTCTACGGAGACAGCGAGGGAGAGGTTAAGTTCAACTTCCTCCTGTCTAACGCAAACACAATTCTTCCAGGGGTTATCTCCGCTAATCCATATATCTATGTGAAGCCGAGAAGGCCGGGAGATAAAGATTCCGCAAGGATTGCCCAGGGAGCCCTGAACTACATCTGGAATGAGATAGGTGCGAACCAGACAACTAGAAAGATTGTCTTAGACGCCCTCTTGTTCGGACTTGGATTCGGGAAGGTTGGATACGACCCGAGCGATGCGTTCTTCCCCCAAGAGGATTACGACACCGGGCCAGAGCAGGAAATGCCGGGTGAGGGCAAAGACCCCATAAGCAAGGCTCAGCAACGAAGACTTAGAGACTTCCTTGGGAACGAACAGCTTTCTTTTGACGAGGGGCCAAACGACAATCCAATGCTTACGCGAGTAGCTCCGTGGAACCTAATTGTACCCCCAGGATATACAGACCTAAACCAATGCCCTTGGGTCGCTGAAAGACTTGTTGTCCGACTAGACGACCTTCGCGCAGACGACCGATTCGATGTGCCAGAAGACATAAAGCCTGACTCTTGGCTGTCAGATGCTGTCCCAGAATCGCTTGGCTCAACAGAAGACAACATCACCGGAGAGCCCGAGATTGCTCCTGATTATGTAGTTATCTACGAGCTTAGGTATTGGGCTAACTCAGAGAATGGGATGCGGCGACGGATAATGTGGCTCACCAAGAACCCAGGGTCTGGCGACTCTATGGATTCCGTCCTTCGACACATTGATGATCCGATAGAGATGAAAGGCTACCCATACGAGACACTCAAGTTTATTGATGTCCCCGACTCCTTCTACAGCACACATGTATCAGACCTATCCTCCATTCGAGGAATATCCAACAGGCTAAACGACGAGTGGGCTTACGTTCTTAGGCACCACCGGCTCTCCTCTCGACGCAAGTTTGTCGCCATGCCTGGGGTTCTTGAGGGCGGGCAGCTAACAGCACTCCTTGAGTCTGAAGAAGACATGGAGGTTGCCGAGATTCCCGCTGGTGTAGCAAGAATCCAAGACGCTCTTATGATTCTTCCCGAAGCACCGCCTCCCTCAACGACATCTATGGTTATAAGCGGTCTCCAAAAGATGATGTACGAAATCAGCGGAGTCGATTCGTTCCAGCGAGGAGGGGCAAGCCGAAAGGGAACCACTGCTACAGAAGTAGCTATCGCCTCTGCCGCAACTCAGGGCCGAGTCGGGGTACGCCTTGAGGCAACCGAGAGGTTTGTCTCTCACATATCCAGAAAGATTCTCTCCATCATTCGCCAATACTGGGACGAAACGAGATACCTGAGAATCAACGGCTCAGATGGAGAGGATGAGTTCATCGCGTTCACTTCGTCAGACATTCAGGGGTACTACGACGTGAATGTGCAGGCTGGCTCAACCCTTCCGGTTAATCCAGCGGAGGAACAGCAGGCATTCCTTGGTCTACTGCAAACCATGCAGCAGGTTATGGGAACCATGATGCCGTTGGTTCAGGGAGGAATCCTACCCCCCGACTCCATTCAAAACTTCATGGACCAAGCCTTTAGCGTGTGGCGTCAAGACAGACAGGCTCTTGTTGGGCCGCTGTCTCAACTACAGGGGGCTGCAATGGGAGGCGCTGGTCTACAAGCACAACCAACCGCCGAAGGACAAGTTGGGCCAGAAGGGGTTGAAAGCATGGGGCTCAACCCTCAGAATGGAGAAAGCCTTGCTGGGACAGGGCCAAGAGGTGAGCAGTCTGGCAACGCCCAATCGGGCACCGCTGGACTCATTCAACATTTACAGACAAGAGGTGGGTTTTAATGGCTATATATCCGATGCAGTGCAGTTCCGATTTGTGTGACAGGCTTTTTGACTGGCACACAAAACCAGACCTCTACATGAGAAGTAAGGCTGATGACTTCAGAGACTGTAGATGCGTTGTTTGCGGAAGGCTGGGAGCCACCCGCATATACCCACCCGATTCTGCTCCTGCGGACCTTACGATCCGAGGAAAGTGGGGAAGAACGTCAAGCCCTGAGATTCGTGGAATGGAGTTCTCTAGTAAAGCCGAAAGAGATCGGCAAGCAGCAGTGGCTGGACGCTTGGTTGTGGATGACGGAACCAGCAAGGAACCAGGGAAGTCCAAGCTAGGAGTTACGACCTACAAGCATGACGGCGAAGAAGTCTCTGAAGAGCCGAGCGAAGAATCAATCTATAGCTCTATTGTTAGCTATCTAAAAGACAACGGTGAGACGAAGCTCGCAGAGATAATTAAAAGCGTAGGCGTTGATAGGAAGCACGTTCAGAAAGTTGTTTACAGCAACTACGACACAATCACTTCAACCAGACGAGGCTACTACAAGCTATTGCCGCCTCTTACCTGAGAGCCTTCTAGCTGATTTCATAGCAGCCCTCTCGTAGACATCCCAATCGTCGCTGCTCCACTTCCTGTGGTCCAGAGGTGTTGTCTTATTCTCCTCTACGTTGCCAGCCTTCGTTAGCCCCCCAGGGGTGTAGTGAGAAACAGCGTTGCCAATCATTGCTGCAACGCAGGCGTCATCGTTTTTCCCTGACGGAGCAGACATCTTTGCGGTGTTGTCGTCCATCCCAGACTTGCTGTAAAGAATCGTCTTTGTGTACGCGCCCATCTCTTCAAGAACCTTCTTTGACCGAATCTTGATGTAGTCCTCTCTCAGGGCTTTCTGCATCAAGCTCACCATTGCGGGCTTGGTCTTCCTATTGGTGTCCCAGCCAAGCATCACAGTAGGGCCTCCAATCGTGTCTACCGTCACTCGCCTGTATAGATTCCAGTACCTAGCCCGCTCAAGAATGGCGAGCAGCCCAGCGCCAAGCCCCGTAACCTCCGGTGCAAGAATCGCATTATTGTAGTGGGCGCAGAGAAGAAGGCAGACTTCAGACAAGTCGTTTAGGTCTACTCGACCGCGCCACTCAGCAGCCTGCTCAAGGGTAGCTAGGTTCACAATGAAAGCGTGGTCCCAATCTTTAGAGTATTCCCCCTTGCTAACATCAACCCCTATCACATACCTAGTGCCTGGAATGGGGTCTTCCCAGATAGACAGCCTTCCTGCTCCCTGAGAGGTCTTCTCTACCGCTGGCTTGTAGGTGGAGAACATTCGCTCACGACCAGAAACGCCAACCGCCGTGTCCTGAATCTCGTACCACCCATGCTCTGGGCAAGAGTTCCCGTCCGGCTTTGTTGCTCCAGAGTGAGGAAGGCACATCTCGCACCAGCAAGCGAAGTCGTTCTTTTGTCGCTCGATAAGAGCCCTGTCAAACACAGGGTGCCCTGACGCAGAAAAAGCCTCCTCATCTGTAGACGGGTATTCTTGATGGAAGCGCTCGACTGAGCCTCCGCACTTAGTGGCAATGGTTGCCCGTCGCCAGGAAAGTCCTTCAAACGTTATCCACTCGCCAAACTCTTCTAGGAGGTTCTGCTCCTCCAGATTAAGAGAATCCTTAAACTCTTTCTCTGAACAAGAAAGGGGCCTCTCATACTCCTCAACGAGGAACCAGGGAGTGAAGTACGCATACCAAGCTGAGTCTGGATCTCCAGGGTGCTTCTTCTTCAGAGTCATCCAAGGGTAGGGCTCCCCTCCCCACACTCTTGCGCTCAAATACATCGTGTGATGAAAGTCGCCAGAACCGTTACACGTAGACTCTGAATAGACCATCGTCCCCGGCTGGTCAGGAACTGACTGCAAGGTAGCAAGGAAGTATTCTTCGGGACGCTTGTAGAACGCAACCTCTGACGCATGCACCTGACGAGCAGTGGTTCCGCGAGCATCTTCAACGCTCTTAGCGGTCATCACACTAAGCCTGCTTCTAAGCCCGGTAGCGCCGGCAGGAGCCCTAAAGTCTAGCTCGTTCCTGTTGTTGTACTTCGTTAGAGGGCGAAGGTTTCCAGGCAAATTGTCATGGAATATCTTAGCTTTTGTAAAGATATTGTGAACTGAGTGGTCTGCATGGGCGGCGATAAGAGCCGCCTCGTCTCTATTGGTGACGCACTTCCAAAACATTCTCCCCTGTATATGCGTACTACAGCCAGCCTGTCTGGCCTTTGCCTCCCAGACGCGAAGGGGCAGTCCAGCCTCTTCCATCTCGACCAGCATCTTCTCGCGGAGAAGCTGAGACCTGTTCAGCTTGAATGGAACAAGCTCGCCTGACTTCGTTTGGATGCGCTGGTACTTCTCTGCAAAGACAGCGAAGTTAGTGTGCTTGCCTGACGTAAGTTCTAGCTCAGCCAGTTCTGCGAATGTTTGCTGCCGTTGTCTTTTTGTTGCCACCCTTTTCCATCCCCTTCACGCGATCCTTGTACTGCTTTTTAAGAGAGCGAAGCTCTTTCTTTCGCAACATCCGGCAATGATAACGAGTTCCTTTAACCTTACCGTCGTAGGTAGAGTAAGCGATTGTTAACCACTCAAGCCTATCTGCAAGCCTGCGAACCGTTTTGTAGTGACAACCTAGAATCTCTGACGCTGGGCGACAGGCTAGGTAGCCCTCTTCATCAGCAAGCCTAAACGCTTCTTTTGGAGAATTACCTCCGTGGAAGACAGAGGCTCCTGGGGGAATGGGGGGTCCTATCGTTTGAATGCCTTCCGCAGACACCCACCTGTCCATTTTATCCATCGAGTAAAAGCGCTGGTCCACTTCCCACTCGTACCTATCCTCGTCAGAGGCGAATGACGGGATGTCTACCGCGCCTTTATTTTTACCCCCCATCAGACGCTGACCTAAGCCTAGCGGTCTGCGCCCTCTGGCGATACCGATTAACGGCCTCTGCATGCTTCTGCTTGCCCACCTCTGTCTGTTGCCACGCAGACGACACCTCTACGCAGCAGCGCTTGCACCACGAGTTAAGCCCGTCTATCCGGCGACGAGCTAGGCCGAAGTTGGATACCGGGTGAAGGTGCGGGCGATTTTCTCGCTCGCAGCGAGGGCAGTCCTTATGAGTAATGCTTGGATCTCGGACAGGCTCTTTGCCTGTCTGCTCAAAGGTCCACTTAGAAACACAGTCCTTGCAGGAAGAGCGATAACCACTCTTAATCCGACTGTCCTTATGGAATCCTATTAAGCCTTTAGACTTCTTGCATACAGTGCAAGTCTTCATCGCAACCTCCTAAAGCTCCCGTCTGCTGCGCGCTCCCACGTTCTTTTCTGCAAGCGCTTTAGACTGAAGTATTGCTCTAGCGTAATCGTCTCGTACTCAGGCGGCGTGGGAGCAAGAGCCTCTACCATCGGCTCCTCCTCTTCAGCGGTTTTTAGGGCGTCAATAGCCCTGCCAATATCAGCGATAAGGGATGATCGGTGCTTACCGTCTACCTCTAGCTTCATAACGGCGGAAAGGTCATCCATAGAAAGCTCGCTGAGTCTAGAGCGAGCGTCCTTTACGGTAAGGTCAGTAGGGTCGAACATGCGTCCTCCATTTCTCCGACACAATAACAGTGATTGTGCTTGCGTCAACAGGTATCAAAGTGTTCTTCTCGCGTATTCCGCAATCAGGGCTGCGTCTGCAAGCCCGTCGTGAGGAGTGGTTTTCTTTCCTGGCATAAGCTCCAGGCTGGAAAGAGATTACCAGCTAGCTCTACGGCATCCATTTTTGACCGCTGCCGCTCCTTAGCTGGCCTCTTGGGTAGCCCTAGCTTGCGCTTCCATTGCTGCGGGGTTGGGGTGTCGTATCGAACTCCAAGCGCGGTAAGGAGAGCGTCTAGCCTGCCCCAGTTCACCCCGCTTGTAAGAGTGGACGTAGCTGACTGTCCTGGCCTAGTTGATACTCGCTCCAGCGAGGCTGTCACCGTAGAGCCTCCCTTTACCTCAACCAGCCAAGCGAGGATGCACTTAACGTCCAGCGGACCCTTGCTGCCGCTTGTCCTTGGCATGACGAGTTGTCCAACAACCTCTCCGTCTCCGTTTACAGCAACCATTGCCCCAGATAGCCCTGGGTCAATTCCTATGTATGTCTTCATCTCTACGTCTCCTTATCAGCTAGTGAACTCTTTGATACCGGGTAGCCCATCGCTTCCTCGTAGTTATCTTTGAATGATCGAAAGGCTTGGTTGTATCTCTCTTCCGAGAGCAGCCTTTTATCCAGGTCCAGAAATACATGTCTCCCAAACGATGCCTTGTCTGGAAGCCCATACTTATGCGCTCTGTCTGCCCAATTGCAGAAGAGGTCTTCCCATCCATGCCTCTTGGCTCGCATAGCCATCCACGAGGCGATGAGCATGGGAAGCTCCGCACTCGATGTTTCTGCTTCTCTTACCGACTGTGCATAGACAGAAGCTGCCCATGAGCGCCATTCATTCCTATCAATAGGGTGTACTTCGCAGACCTTGTTTCCTCGCTTATAGGAGAGCAGGTGTGTGATTAGCTCAGTCTCTGACATCTTGAAACCACCCCTCTCCCGGCTCCCAGTGACAGCGAGCGGTTCCTGTGGGTCCGTTTCTCTGCGCCCTGACGATCACCTCTACGTCGCTCTTGGGCTCATACTCGTCATCGTATGATGCTGGTCTATAGACGAAGGCGACCGCATCAGCGTCCTGTTCAATCTGACCTGAGTCTCGTAGGTCGCTAAGGACGGGTCTCTTGTTATCCCGGTAGTCTGCTTTTCTGTTTAGCTGGGCGACTACAAAGATGGGAATATCTAGCTCCATAGCAAGTCTCTTCAGCGAGGACGACGCCTCTGCAACCTGTCTCTCTCTGCTGGACTCGTTCCCCATCTTCAGAAGCTGCAAGTAGTCCACTGCCGCTACGCATATCCCCAGGTTTCTCTTAGCTGTTCGTATAGCTGTGATTGCTGAGTTAACGCTTTTCGGCTTGTCATCGAAGTAGAGCGGCACCCCTTGCCATTGTTCAAGGACTAGCTCCCTTGCGCTTTGCGCCTCTCCCAGCGTCATCCCCATCTTCGCTCCCGAGGTAGCCATGCGCTCTCCTAGCTGCCCCCTCCCCATTTCTGCTGAAATCATCAGCGCGGGCTTGGAGTAGATCTTCGCGATATTTTTCAATATGGAGATCGTCAAATGCGTCTTGCCCTGCTTGGGCCTACCCCCCACAACAACCATCTGCCCTGGACGCACTATAAGAATGTCATCCAATGCCTTTACGCCGGTAAGGACTAGCGTTGTAGCTCGCTCACCCCTCCTCTGCGCCTCTAGCTCATCGAAGTAATCCTCTACGATGTCATAGGCGAGCAGCGGGTCTGACGCTCCTTCAGGAGCCCAGTTAGACGCAGACGTTATCTTAGACGCCTCCTCCAGTATCGACTCCATCGAGTAGCTATCTTGCTCCATAGCTATGAGGCTTTGAGCCGCCCCTACTATCTGCCGCCTTCTCGCTGATTCCGCGATTTTTTCCACATACCCACTCAGGCTATGCTTGGAAGAAGGTGACACCTTTAGCTCTTTGATGAAGTCGTTAAAGCTCTTCCACGAATCAAAGATTCTTCCTTCGCCTACATACGACTCATGTCTGTCATAGAGGGTAGCCTCATCTGGCCCTATGCCTCTTGCTCTGTCTTCCGCGAACCCCTTCCATAGCAGCCTATGTTTGCCGCTACCGAAGTAGCTCGCTTTAATCCCATGAGACAGCGCGTCATCCACTGACTCTGGTCTTCTCAGACAAAGGGCGAGCAACGCCCTCTCTGAATTATCTGAACCCATTTCCCCACACCTTCCTTAGAGCAGCATGTGCTGCTCATACATATTGTCTCTGTACAACCTCACAACCTCTGTAGCGCTCGATGGTGGCTTCACTTGCTGATAGCTCACGAATCTATGCACATACGTCTCTGATATATCCTTGCCCCGCAGGAAGCTCTTCAGCAAGTAGTCAGGCTTGCTGTTATTCATGCGAAGCCACTTCTCTGCCGCTATCCCTGAGATGTCATCCTTGGGCATAGCCTTCCTCCACCAGTTCCTTAGAAACTGCCGGATAGCTTTCCTCTCATTCCCAGGCTTCTCCAGGGTCCACGCTAAGGCTGCTTTCGCCTCTCTCAGGAGGTCTACTCCGGGGTAGGCGTTGGAACAGCTTTGTATCCATGCAGAGAGCGTCTCAGCCTCTCCTACCAGTCCAGGCCATGACTCCTCCATAAAGAGTTCTAGTGAATCTACCCTGTCCCTATTAAGAGTAGAACTAGTAGTCCCCATTAGAGAACTACTGTTACTACTTATATTTGTTACGTTCAGTAGGGATAGGGGGGTCTGGGGGGAAAGGGATTTTGGGTGTATTACAACTGTATTACACTCTGACTCAATTCGTGGTACTGGAGCCAAGTCGTGTTGTATTACAGGTGTATTACAAGCTGACTTAATATATTCACTAATCAGCGTCTCCAAAAAAGTGTTTGACGAGAATCTGCCTTCATCGCGTAGACGGCAAAACTCCTCGTATAGCTCGTCTGTCGTTCGTATCTGAAGAGTCTTCCCCACCGTACAGCAATCCTTCCCTCGAATAGGTGTATTACACCTGTATTACACTTGTATTACACGC